GTGGCATTCCCAAGCTGGAGGATGCCACGTGGGCGGGGACGGCCAAGTCGGGTGAGTGCACTCTTATCCTGACGGAGGGTGATTCGGCAGCGACGACGGCGATCTCGGGTCTCAAGGTGATCGGACGTGAGCGTTATGGCGTGTTTCCGCTGCGGGGCAAGCTCCTCAACGTGAAGGACATCTCTGCTGTGAAGAAGACGGCTAACGCCGAGCTGACTCACATCAAGCAGATTATGGGCCTGGTGGCCGGTAAGACGTATTTGGATGTGAAGCAGCTCCGCTACGGTCGCATCATGATCATGACGGATCAGGACGTGGATGGCTCCCACATCAAGGGGCTGCTGATCAATCTGTTCCACACGGATTGGCCCTCCCTTCTCAAGCTCGACTTCATCTGCTGTATGATGACGCCGCTTCTCAAGGCAACAAAGGCGGGCAAGACGCTCAGCTTCTACTCGCAGCCCGAGTTTGAGACGTGGCGTGACGGGCCTGGAGCTGGGGCGACCGGTTGGAAGGTCAAGTACTACAAGGGTCTGGGTACCTCTACGGCTACCGAGGCTCGCGAGTACTTTGCCCAGATGAACACACTGGACTTTCAGTGGGACGACACGAGTGACGCCAGCATCGACCTTGGCTTTAGCAAGAAGCAGGCGGATGCACGCAAGACGTGGCTCACGGGCTACGATCCCAAGCGGACGCTCGTCGTCAAGGCGGGTGGCTCCAAGGTGACGTACACACGGTTCATCAACGACGAGCTGATCCACTTCTCGTCGGCCGACAATATCAGATCGCTTCCCTCCGTATTGGACGGGCTGAAGCCGTCGCAGCGGAAGATCCTCTGGGCCTGTCTCAAGCGGAACCTGGTCTCGGAGATCAAGGTCGCTCAGCTGGCGGGCTACGTCTCAGAGACGGCAGCCTATCACCACGGTGAGGCGTCGCTGACGTCTACTATCGTGGGGATGGCCCAGGACTTTGTGGGCTCCAACAATATCAATCTGCTCTATCCTGGTGGGCAGTTCGGGTCTCGGCTGCGTGGCGGCCAGGATTCGGCTTCGCCCCGTTACATCCACACGCATCTGACGGGTGGGATTACGCGGGCGATCTTCAAGAAGGAGGACGACGAAATCCTCAAGTACGTGGATGATGACGGGCAGCTGGTGGAGCCCGAGGCGTATTATCCGGTGCTACCGCTGCTACTAGTGAACGGCTGTGTGGGGATCGGTACTGGCTTCAGTACGGACGTGCCCTCGTACAATCCGGTTGACGTCGTGGCTGCACTGCGGTCACGTCTGGCGAAGAGGATTGCTGGGTTTGAGTCTGTGGCCCTGGTCCCTTGGTACAGCGGCTTCAGTGGTTCCATTACGGCCGCGGCAGATAGCAAGGGCTGGATCAGCAAGGGTCGCTACACGTTTGCCGACGACGAGGCCTGCCACGTGAAGATCACGGAGCTGCCCGTCGGTACGTGGACGCAGGACTACAAGGAGTTCCTGGAGGACTTTATCACGGAGGACGGTGGCAAGGACAAGAGGCCGCTCCGCGACGTGGAGAACAACAATAACGATATGGACGTGGCGTTTACGCTCAAGATGGACGCCGACGCCTATCACGAGGCACGGGCCTATCCCGAGGAGTTCGAGAAGCGGTACCGTCTTACGGGCTCGATTCGGTCTACCAACATGGTGGCGTTCGATTCCAAGGGGAAGATTCGGCGGTTCACGACTGCCGGCGACATCCTGGAGGACTTCTATGGGGCACGGCTCGACGCTTACGAGCGGCGTAAGACGGCTGAACTGCGGCGTATGGACGGCGAGATCCTGGAGCTGCGGGCACGCCTGAAGTTCATTGAGGCGATTCTTAAGGGGACGCTGGTGGTGGCTCAGGCGGACGACGATGTGCTGCTTGCTGGGCTCAAGGGGCTCGCGTTGCCGCCACTCTCGGCCCCAGAGGCAGTGGACGAGCTGAAGGCCTACGACTATCTGCTGCGGATCCGTATTGACCGTATCAAAGCCTCCGCTGTGGCCGAGCTACGTGCGGAGGTGGCGAAGGCTACTGAGGAGCGTGACGTGCTGTCGGCCAAGTCGGTGGAGACGCTATGGCTTGCAGACCTGGATGCGTTCGAGGCGGCCTACACCGCGTACCTAGCCAAGCGTGTTGCCGTTGTGACAGAGGCACAGAAGACGGCTGTGCCTAAGGTCGCGGCGAAGCGGCAGGTGAAGAAGTAGGCGGTCCCGAATTAATGTGCATATAGATAGATGGGTGGGGTTCTGATTATTGTATTTTTATTATGTATACTCTTCTACTCGTACAATAGGCAATTCTACGAATCGTTTGCCTCCGAATATCCCTGCAGAGTCGTTTTATCTGATGTGGATTTCCTCAAACACATGATACCTCATCACCAGATGGCAATTGACATAAGTATCGCACACATTAAGAAGACGAAAAGCGATACTATTATGAAGGTATTGAGGGAGCTTATATGGACACAGGAGTACGAGGTGACTATGATGAGAGAGGAACTGGAGCATAAAACAGAGAATATAACAGACTTGCGAAGCAACCTGCCATTTGTCCCCACAACTCTCTCGTACACATCTCCAAATATCATTGGTCTTACAGATGTCTATTGCGACCCTGCCTTTTTTGTGTCTCATGGGCACAAGCACGAACATAAGATACTAACCGATAGAGACTACATTCAACACATGATTCCACACCATCAAGTCGCAGTGGATATGTGTAAAATTCTGTTAAAACATACGAGGAGCGACTTTCTAATTTCATTAGCGTATAGAATGATAACGGCACAGGAGGCTGAAATTCTCTTGCTGAATGATCTGTTGAAAAGCCATCTGCAGATCTAATCTCCTCTACCAAGTTAAGAACTCTTTTCGATGAAGAGAATTCTTAATTATGTGATACGATCTTCTGATTTAAAATCCAAATCGCTTCTTATAAGCGGCAAGATTTACTTTGAATGATGTACTTGGTCCCCACAGCACGTAATATGATATATAGCCGGCGCGTGTCGGATCACCGGTTCTAAGGTCTTTTTCGTGGCGTTGTAAGTAGCGGGCGCGGCGTGTCTTGTTGTGGTGCATCGTATAGTCTTCGCTGGCTGCGTCGCCAACCGACCGTGTGAAGGTTGATTTAGAGCTAGGATTACGTTTGAACGTAAAATTCCATTTCTTACCGGGTCTATTGGATCTTGTCACCGATACTAGTTTTGGCATGCCTCTGATTGTAGATAACTAAAATTATCTGGGTACCGCCAAGTACCGAAGTTAAGCACCCTTAAGGGTGCTTAACATTGGGACTGGCCTGGTTACTAATGTAACGAAAACTTAAGAACTCCCTTCTCCGAAGGGAGTTCTTAAATTCGGTACAAGACGTTATCAGATGACGGGTGCCGATGCGGGCGGTGCTTGATAGTACTGCGGATGCGGTGGGTAGTAGACCCTAGTTGATTGCATAGGGACCGACTGCCATTCGGTAGGTGGCGGCGGCGCTGGTTGAATGCGACCTTCCAGGGCTGCTATGCGTTGTGTCAGACGATTGACACGGCTCTGTTGAAGACACCCTAACACACCACTGATCGTTATGCTGAAAGCCGAAACTAACCCTATTACGACCACTTCCATCCTACCTGTTAAAAGAAATTCGTGAAGGGCTTTGACTTCGTACCAGAGGCAGAGATGTTGACCGGATGGCTCATAGGGACTGGAAGGGTCGTGGCATCGTGGATGTAGGTCTTGTACATGGAGATCTCACTCACTATACGGGGAACAGCCCAGTTAGCAACACGGTTGTTTAACTCTTCGATCTGCTCTCTTATCTTAGTCGGTTCATTACGTCCATACGTCAAGTAGGTCGATCGCATTACGATCAGGAGCTCGTCGGTAGACTGCGGGTCGATCACATTGGTGGACTCGTCGAAGACCCGTTTACGGATCAGGTTCTGGATGATCTGCACGTTTGCGGGGCTGAAAAAGGTCTGATTCAATGCGTTTGGCTCCCAGTTTCCCCGAATCATGTCGGCCTTTGCGGCTTCATCTCCCTGGACACGCCATCCGAAACCAGGAAGATTGGGCGTTCCTCCGGCACCGGGACGCTGCTCGAGACTGACGCGGCCGTTGCTCTGTTGGGCCATTGCTACTCTACTCTTCCGAGCCGATTTCTCCGGAATTACCGCTCCTGACCAATTTTTTTCGCATATCACTGTATACGATGAGCTCCGCTGTCCGTGCTACTTCTAACGTTGCCCAGGGTAATGCGTTCTTTATCAACGTGGCGACACTGGCGGCGGCCGACTTGCTGAATGCCTCTGGTTCTAGCGCGACTTTCACAGGTTCGGCGGCTCTTACGAATGCCCTAGCGGGTAGTGTAGTGCTCCGTGATATGGGCAAGACGGTGCGTATCCCTGGTTACGCCCCCGTTACCGGTGTAACGACACAGCGTATCCTGCGTAAGGTGCAGTGGGTGAACCCAACTGTCCCACCCACTGCACTCGTAAACGGGCGCCCTGCAAGCTTTGTCAACTACAACGAGGGTGTAGGTGGTACCCCTGATTCTGGTCTTTCTGGTTTCCAGTCCTTCTTTATCGAGGTCAGCCCGGTCTCGGGTACTAACTCAGGTCTTCCCAAGTTCGCCCGCCTCAGCTTGTAAACTGGTGTTTTGTTGTATAAATATGGATATGGGATATCCTTGTTTATCAGCTGCTTCCGGTGTGCTTCGCTTCGGCGTGCTTCGCTTCGGCGTGCTTCGCTTCGGCGTGCTTCTCTTCGGCGTGCTTCGCTTCGCTTCCCATCAAGATCCGGCGAATGCCTCCGATGCGTTCATCCGGCGTTGCAGAGACCAATCTCAAAATTTTATCGCATGAGGATGTATAAGATGTCTCTCGCGAACGTTGACCAGGGTAATGCGTTCTACATCAATGTTGGAGCCGTCACAGCGGCGAATATCTTGACTGCGACTGGGGCGGCGGCCACTTCGTGGCCAGCCGTGTTTGGAGCTGCTGGCACTACCCCTGTCGCTGCCGGCGGCCTTGTGGTCCGCGACCTCGGCAAGACGGTGCGGTTCCCTGGTTCGGCGGGCGGTCTTCTGCGCCAGGAGGTGCTTCGCAAGGTCGAGCTTGTCGACACGGCGGCTCTGACCGTCCTTGTCAACGGTCTGCCAGCTAACGGGTTTGTCGGCTTCAACGAGGGCTCCGGCCCCGTTGCCACCAACGTGTTCTACATCGCGGTGAAGCCCAATGCTACCAACGCTGTGAAGTTCGCTAAGCTTGGCCTCTAAACAGTTCATAATAGATCTCTAAATGTTGATATCCGGTATCCGCATTCAGTTTTCCAAGCCGCTCCGGTGTGCCTCCTTCGATGTGCCACTCCGGCGTGCGTTCATCCGGCATTCTCTCCGAGGCTTGAATTTTTTCGCCATAAGATGTATAAACGATGAGCTCTGTACTCTCCTCTACAGCCAATGTTAAGCAGGGTAGTGCGTTCTTTGTGGTTGTAGTCCAGGCCGCGGCCGAGGATATACTGACGGCCGCCGGTACCACCCTCACTAATGCCAATCTGCTGGCGAGGCTAGCCCCTGGTGCAGTTGTTCGTGATTTGGGTAAGACGGTTCGTTTCCCTGGTACGGCCGGCGGAGGCTCGACCCAGGAGGTGCTGCGTGCGGTGCAGCTGGTAGACACTTCGGCCTTGACTGCTCTCAGCGGTGGCCTGCCTGCTAGCTTTGTCAACTACAACGAGGGCGTAGGTGGTTTACCCACGTTCTACCTGCGTATCCGGCCCAGCACTGTCACTGGTGGCAACCCCATCATTGCTTCCCTCACCGCCTAAATGCGCGATATATCTTCTATTTCAGATCTCATACTATGGTATCTGAAACTCACTGGCTCTACTGGAAATTTTAACTCACTGTTATCATAGAAGAGACTAGAATGGCATTTTCCCCCGGCACTATGGCAATTCTGGAGAAGATCTACTGGTTCGTCAGCGTGTTCTTTCTAGGCATGGGTATCTACATCACCTGGAAGAAGAACAAGCAGGTAGAGGCAGTACTGCTCACCATCATCGGTGGAGCCGCCATATTCTACTACTGGATCAAATGGTTCAAGATCAAGAGCACTGCGGATCTCTGGCCTCCCTACATCACAACCTGCCCGGATTATCTGACACTGGTCTCCGGTGACATGACTGGGGACTCCAAGCCCGTCTGCATGGACTTCGTTGGCGTCAGTCGCCAGCCCAATATCTTCAAGGTTACTGACCCCACAAAGGTCAAGCGTGTGTCTGACCCCGACTATGAGAGCCACATCTTTGTAATGCCTTCTCGGCCTGCGAATGCGGATGATGCCGCCTTCAACACCCTTGTCTGCACCAGTGTACAGTCCAAGGGTCTCAGCTGGTTCGGTGTCTGCGAGTAATCTAGTATCGATGATTGTGTGTAAAGTCAAGAACACTCTGTGAGCTTGACTTTCGGCCGCGTTCGCCAGTGCTTAAGCGTTCATAGCTGTTAAACAGATTAATGGACCCACAGATACATGGGAACTTCTATAATTCTATCCTCGAATGGGCTAAGACACCCGCACCTCGAACACCCCCCGCAGTCTTTATCTATGGGCCGCCAGGTATCGGTAAGACGACACTGGCCCATCGTGCTCTAGAGGATGCGGGTCTACGCGTGGTGGAGTGGAATGCCAGTCAGCACAGACACAAGGCTGCAGTCTCCGAGGCACTTGAACCCCTTCTCCAGAGTGCAAATATCACCGACTACTTTCACGAGAAAGGACACCGTGCACTCGGCATCGTGTTAGACGAGATCGACGGCATGTCCGTAGGTGACAAGGGTGGTCTCTCCGAACTGCTGCGGCTGGTAAAGGACTACCGTGGGTCCAATGCCATCGTCTGCATCAGCAACGAATGGCAGGAGAAACGTTATGCGGGGTTCCTTCGGTGGTGCAAGGCACTACAGATAAAGACCCCCACGCCCGACGACATCTTGCCGATTATACAGAGTACGCTCTGTGGTGCACTCGGTTCTGTATCGGTGGATCAGAGTGAGGAGCTGGCAGTGGTCGCACGTGAGCTACAGGAGACGCACAATGGCGACCTGCGTAAGATCCTACAATCGCTTCGCGATATGGCACCTGAGTTTAAAAGAGGGCGGCTCACCATCACGGAGATGCGTGAGATTTTGAGGGACGGGCCCGTGGAACGCTCTTCACTGGGGACAAACAGGGTCCGCCGTTCCGAGACCATCAAGACGGCTCTCAACAACCTGCTGACGGGACACATGGATACGATGGCCGAGATCCCGCTCAACAACAACGACCTGAATCTGGCCGGCCTTCACCTCCACGAGTCCCTGCCCAAGTGGCTGAACAAGAACGAGCGAAACACCTATAAAGGGTTCAGTGTCTATTCCGATCTGATGAACCCCATCACTACCTCTGACCGCCTCGACTACTACACCTTCTTCTATCAACACTGGTCGCTCTTCTCGGTGACCTATCAGGTGAAACTCCAGTCCGTCAACATCAAGCTGTTTGAAGGAGAGGATCCCGTTATTGTGAAGGGGGAGGACGGTGACGCAGGGGTCGTCAAATGGTCTGATACAGATATTGCCTACACAGCGGTCTTGTCCAAGCAGTCGTGGCTCTACAACCAGTTCCGTTATCTGTGTGAGATGCGCGAGATCATTCAGAAAGAGTACAACCAGTACGACGGCGGTATAGAGTCCACCTTCTGGATCGGCGGTATTGCAATGCACAATCGCAGACTGGGTGGAAATGCCGTGGTCGGAGCGGGGGCCGACCAGACACGGTTTGAGCGGTGTCTGAAGGCACTAGAGCTGCCTGTCATACCGGCAATGCCCTTTGTCTGACGCGTGCGTTCGCTTTAATAGAAAAATAGAGCGTGTAACTGGTATAGTATGTCCCAGCTAGACGATCTTGTTAAGGAGACACGTGCCGCTTTTATCATTGCGAAGGCCGACGGTGTACTGGATGCCGGTGAGGTGATTCAGATCGCCGCTGAACTTGCTCAGAAGATCCATAGACTGGGTGGGCTCTCCGGTGCCGAGAAGAAGTCCCTTCTTCTTCACACCCTGAAGCGGGGACTTGACGACGACGGTGGCGTTGACAATCTTGCTGGAATGGTGGGGGCGTCTACCGAATTTAAGGAGGCCTTCAAGACCCATCTGCTGCAGGCCGCTGGTGCTGCAACGGACCTGATACTCGATGCTGCTCAGGGGAAGCTGAAATTTGCGGCCTTGAGGAACTGGCTCCCCAGCTGTATCGGATTTGCCCGGACTGCTCTTGCGGCAAAGGATCAGAAGCTCATCGCAGAGGCGAAGGCCTTTGCGGAGAAGATCCTGCCTGCGGAGGCTGTAGCAGAGGCTGTTACGGTCGTAGAAAAAGTTGTTGTTGCCGATAGTGCTGCCGTGGTGGACCTGCCTGGCGTGGTTAAGTCGGCGGCGGCGGCGGCGGCGGCGGTGTAAACGGGATCTTCTGATCCAACGTCACAGCGGCTGCCGTCAAGAGACGGGTCTGCCACGGGAGATCTGCGGGCGGGGCCACGTCGCGGAAATCGGGCATGACACCAATCTGATGGTCGCGGATCATGTCCAGCTTTGTCCGTGTAATCCTACCAGGAACGTAGGCCTGGACCGTCTCGTAGACACCCGTCGACGGGCTGTAATGCTCGTTGATCAGCAGGCAGTCGAACAGCTCGAAGATCGCGGCACGATCTTGCGGCTTGGTGGCGTGGAGCCCCCACGCCACCAGATTGCCCAGAAAGGAGGACGGAATCTTCAGCTGGGGGTCGTTCGCGTCCAGTGCAAGCTGCAAGGCGCGGTAGAAGCCCTTCGAAAGTGCCGAACCCAGGGTCTGGAACATCCCCCGCTTAGGGTCGCCGGCAAAGAGAGCCCAGTGCTCCATCACAGTCGCCTCGCCAATCAGGGGCTCGTTGTTCAGAAGGGCCAGATTCCCACTGGTGGCCAGGTCCTGGAAGAGCGGGATGATCACGTGATTCTCCCAATCCATCATGAGTCGGCAGACAAGCGGGTCCTGCGACAACATGTTGTTATCGTAGATGGACTGAATGAGTACATCTGCGATAGTGTTGCTGAAGATGGTCGTGACGAACCGCTGATTGAAGTCCATGTCGGCCTCGATAGCCGCCTTCAGGGCATCGGCCACAGACTCAACGGCCAAGCTGATTCGGTCGTACTGGCTCAGAGTCATGCGGCACGTGTCCCAACGTGCCTGTCGCTCCTGCCAGGTCTCCTCTTGGGTGAAACCTGCAATCACCATGCGGTTGATCTCTCCGCTAATAGCGGAGAGCTCGTGCTGAAATTCGTGGACCGCGGTCAGCAGTGCCACCGTCGGTGCGTCCAGATTCGCGGTCGGAAAGTCGGTGTTAAAGAGGCGAAGCATCTTGTTCTTGGGATCAGCTCTACTAGGGTACTGCGGTTTCAATTTTGCACGGCTTCGCTCTGGTGAAGCAGGTGATGGACGGTTAGCGGTTTCGTTCGCCCCATACGATAGGCACGCCCAATGATCTGTTTCTCCATCTCGGTATCCATCTTATGAAAGAGAAAGACATCCGTTGCCGCCACAATATTTAGACCGGCACCAAGATGTTTCGAGTTCAGAAGCAGGACCTGGTAGGTCCCATCCGTGAATTCGTTGATTATCTTTGCCACGCGATGCGTGGATCCGTTAATAGTCGAATATCTGATGTTTCTGAGGTTCATCTCCGATGTCAGTTGGAAGAAGGAGGCGTCGTAGCTGGAGAAGAGAAGAATACGGGCCTCTGGATTGCGTTCCACAAATTGGACAAATTCTTCGATCTTGGTCCTGAGTTGATCAGGAGGATTTTCAGTGATACTGTTAGCGTCTCTGTTTAGAACGTGGACCTCGTTTATAGACTTAATCTCAGCACGGCAGAGGGGGCAACCAGGCTGCCGCTTCAGGCTCTCGCACAGACAGGCAAAACAGAAGAGATTCTTGCAGCATGGTGTAAGGGCAGGAGTCTCCACGTCTCCGTAACAGATAGGGCAGTTCTGGGTGCTGAAATTTGTCATACGGGTCTCAATTGTCTCTATGCGGCTCTCCAAGGACTGGATCTTCAATTGGAGTCCCTCTAAAGACTTGGTCTTGGCTAATTCCGAGCTGAATTCCAGAGTCTTGTTAAATTCCAATTTCTTGCACAGCTGCTCCAATTCCTTGCGCATGGATCGGGTCAGCGACTCCATGATTTTGGTAGGCGACTCGTCGTGGACACCCAGTGCCTGTAGGGCAGCCTTAGTATCACCAGCATGCAACATGTCCATCACTTCATTAGGAATAACCGATTCCAGAATACGGATGTTAGCAGTCGCCCTGCAGATGATCTGTTTATGGTGGACTTGGGGCATCTTGAAACTGGCGTCCACAAATTCGTCCGAATTACGCATTATGATACGCCAGAATTCCATGTCTGCGGCATGGTAGAGGTCTACAGTACTGACCAACCCGTGTATAAGATGACTGTTAGAGGTCGACCCGTGCACACGGATCTCGTTGTGCCAGATCGTCTTAATTTTGGCCAGAACAGTCGGCGGCATTGCGTCTGTCAGCAATGTGTTGATAGGAAGATAGAATCCCGAAGGGAACGCAACGTTGAGATAGGAGGCAGTGATCAACCAGATGAAATTTCCCGTAATAGTCGGCTTGAGCGGAGTGATAATTGTATCGGCTTCGTCTATAAAGATCCGTGACCACTGAATTAGATCCGGTCGACACTCCTCGTCGAAATACTTCCACATAGTCGAGGAGACAAAGACAGCATCCACAGTGTCTAGAAATTCGAGCAGAGACTTGTCACCTACCTCTTTGCGTCTACGACAGAAAATTACGTTTAGGGAGGTCTCATTTGTAACATAGGTCTCCCATTGACCCATTAGGGCGTGGGGAATTATAAAGAGGGCCGCCTTCACCCGCCGCTTCGTCGGCTCTGCTACTGTCTGCGTGACCATTGCAATATTATGGTTCAGATGCGCCGTAGAGATCAGACGCTCGTCTGGTGTTGGGTAGCGAACAAGACTCAGAGCTACTAGAGATTTACCACTACCCACACGGTCCGCTATGACACCGTAAGAGGTGTAGAGTGTGCGACCGCCGCTACAGTCGATGCCGTCGAATTTGGAGGATTCCAGGTCACGGCATGACCTGATCAACGAACGCTGATGAAGATAGAGGGGCTTCTTGATATAAGAGGGCTGTTCAATCGGGTCTACTGCGTCAACTATCTCATTGGTGAATACTCCTTTGAGGTAGTTACAGAGACGCCGTTTTCGATCGGAGTGACTCATGCTAGCTCTAGATGGATCAGTTAGCTTAAATCCCTTCGCCGGTGCGTAATATGTCCACCTAAACTAGATATGACTATTAGAAATAGCAGATGAGTCGCCCCTTTGTCAGCGTACTCACACCAACATATAATCGACGCCGGTTCATTCCGGCACTGATTAAGTGTTTTAAGGCACAGGAGTATCCGCAATCGCGGATGGAGTGGCTGATCCTGGACGACGGTACGGATAAGGTCAAAGACCTTTTCGATGCCAGCGGGCTGACCAATATACGATACTATAGCGAGGATTCCAAACAGAACATTGGCGTGAAACGCAACCGGCTGAACGAGTTGGCTAAGGGGGAGATTGTGGTCTGTATGGACGACGATGATTTTTATCCACCTGAACGGGTGAGTCACGCTGTCAGCAAACTGACTTCGCAGAAGGGGGCTCTGATTGCCGGCTCGTCTGAACTCTTCATGTACTACACCGACAACAAGAAGATCTACAAGATCGGGCCGTATGGGCAGTGGCACGCTACCAATGGTACAATGGCATACTATAAGAGGTACTTCGATACGCACAAGTACGACGAGACTGTTACGCATGCAGAGGAGACCAGTTTTCTGAACAGGTACAGTGAACCCATGGTGCAGCTGAACTCGGATCGAGTCATGTTGGTCCTGAGTCATACTGAAAATACCTTTGATAAGCGGAAGCTGCGTGATACGCCCAATCCTATGTTCAAGCTCACTAACATGAAGCTGCGAAACTTTGTTAAGGACCCGTCGTTGCGTGAGTTCTATGCGGACGCTTGAGGCCCGCTATATTTCAGATCAGCAGCCACCTGCCGCCACTCCTGTAAGTCCCAGATCTTGTCATCTGGCTTGTAGGTCAACCAGCCCAATAGCATCTGTACATAGTAGTTCTTGAAATATCGCGGTATGAACGGTAAGAAGCCATAATATTTAGGCTGCTTACCTCTGTAGAGCCACCTATACCCGATAACATATCCAAGGACCACTATACCGAAGACGAACCCCCAGATAGCGTAGAGGATCTTGTATGGGTATGGCTTGTAGACGTTCAGATTGACCGCCATACTGGATCCCAGAAGACAGATAAAGATCCCTATCAGAATAGCTGCCACTGTTACCGTGTAGTTAGCGGCATCTTTGAAGAGCTTAGCAACAGAGAAACTGTCCTTTGCCTTCTCTTCTGCGGCCTCTGCCGTGGCTCGCTGAGCGTCAGTAGGGTTCTCAGGAAGGGCGTCGCCTTCGTGGAAATCTAGACCGTTATTACGCTGAACTTTTGCAGTGGCCAGATTTATCATTGTCAATAGGTCCTTATCTGTGGACGGATTGTTCTGAAATCGCGTAGTGAAACTCGTATCATAATAGGTTTTGTAGAGAGAGGCAGACGATACTATGTTGTCATTGAGGAATTCAGTCGTCTGTTCTATAAGATCATTAAGCTGTTTTATGTTGGTCGCACTGGCATTCCGAGTATCACGCAGTGCCTGCTTACAGATATCGATCATGCGCCAGAGCTTATAACGCCCACCATCGCTGGCCTGTGCCATAACAAGAAACTCTTGATAGGGTCTGAATTCATCCTGGACGTGTTCTCGTATATCCGCCGCCGCTGTACCTCCTGCCTCACTGAGATAGGCAGCGGCTTTTTCGATTGCTTTTTCATAGATAGTCGCGTCCTGAATATAGATCGTCTTTTTGATCTTTAGTTCACGTAGCTGATTGCGCGATTGTGCAAGTTCCGCTTGGATCTGCTTAATGGTGGCCTTAGAAGCAGCCTGTTGGTCTCTATACTCCTTTTCGGCTTCCGGATCGCTCACGGCCTTATTTGCAAGTGCACCAATCTTGGTGATGAATGATGACATCCCCTAATGCATTGAAGTAAATTAACCGACTTGACATGGCCGCGGACCTCGGGACCGCTTATATGGCGAATTTCATACCACCCATTCCACTTCCTATCTCCAAGAAGTTCATCGACTCGACATAGACTGAGATATCGTAGGCATAATTACAATCCGGTGGAAGCGGCTCTACCTCCAGGTCTAGGTCGACCTTCGTGATGCGGCTCGTGTTGATGGACCCACTCGGTTGATTGACATTGGAGGCGTTAAGGGCAAATGAGTAGAGATAGATCGGATAGACGGCATTGGGCTGAAGAGCCCCGCTCAGAAGAAATGGATAGCCACCACCAGTACACGTCTTTAATGGTACTATTTCGGTAAAATAGTTTGCGTTCTTCTGTTCAAAGATCTCGTTGCCACCGCACAGGATCCGTGCCGACCGTGTAATGTACCTCTGGGCCCCTGGAATCAACACACCGCTAGTGGGCTCGTGTCGGTTCGGTGCTCGCAGATAGGGCCTCTTAGTGGGGTCGGTGTACTTCCAATTTGTGAGATTCGTATAGTCGTTTCTGAAATAGGCGTCAGAACGACGACCGAACCAGGCGATCCGTGTCACCAGACTATGAGCGTCGAGTTGTAAGAGATTACGTGTCGTCTGATTCGGGAACTTGAATTCCTGCACCTGTTTCACCAGATACATGAGACGTTTGGTTGCGAACATCCGACGTTCTGTCTCAGTCAAATAGACGTAGTTACACTGCAGTCGCGGATTCAATGGGAACCCATCCGAAGCGGGGATGCTGTAGCCCGTATCGGTATAGAAGAATCGTGGAGTGCCCGAAATATCGTAGTAGGAGAGATAGTTGTTGTTTAAGGCCTCGGGTAGCGATCCGTACTGTGGGAGCCAGGTGTTGGCGTAGATATTGGTACCCGTGGCCGAATCAAGACGATATCCGTAGCGGACCCGAACACCAGTCGGATCCGTAATTGTGTAGAGCTCACGTAAAGGACGGAGAGTGATCTGGACCTCGACATCGTGATACTGTAGACCTATCAGGGGAAGGGCTAGCCCCGGGGAATCACCGAAGAAAAATCCCAGCGGGACGGAGACCTCGCGAGCAGGGATAGATGGGGCATTCAATTGGCTTCCAGGAAGCCCTGCATAAGGGAGAACGTTGGGATAGCCGCCAGTAGGATCAGCATAGGCACCAGAAGCCGGTGCATACATCTCAGGGGTGTCGCCAATCATATTCGACCACTTCTCGAAATCGTCTAGAGGGAGATCAAACTGGGCCCTAGTCGCCAACCAGTCGCTGGAGTACTCCTGCACCTTGGATCCCCCAACGTAGAGACCGATATTCTCAATCATCCGTACGCCGATCTGACGGACCCATGCGAATTCATGGCTGACCCGACCCGTCCAGAGCTTGTTGTAGATTGCGGGTAGCTGAACCGTCAGATAGACATCCGATAGCAGATCACCGTGTCTGGGGATCTTAGCACGCAACAGAATACTCGAATCAAGTGCTAGCTCATTCGGGCCGTCCAGAGGAACAGTGATATTCTCCTGACTGAAGTGGCTGTATCGCACAAAAGCCTTGTAAAAGTATGTGATCTGCGGATTACCGCTTATGTTCTGATTCATGTTACCATACGCAACGAGGGGTAATAGACCACCTGGCATCTCCTAACAGCGTCATTGAACTTGTTTTTATGCCCTGCCGCGGGCGGCCGCCATAAGATGAAAGAGTTGTTGAATAATAGAAGCAGATGAACCATCCGGGCCAGAACACTATTACAGAGGTTAGCATGGAGGTCCCCGTCAAATCGGGGTTCTCTGTCTACGCTATTATCGGTATTGTGATTCTCTTCACTATATTTGCCTCTGTTGTATCGTATTCTAAGCACCTCTTTGTAGCACCCGCGTGGCTTACAAACCTCCCTGGTGCAAGCAGTCTGTTCGGTGGTGGGCGCACAGTGGATCATGCAGGTGATATGCCTAACGGCGGACCCGCTCCCGTCACTTATCCCAATGATCTTGACAAGATACCAGAGTCCAGCAATGTCAGTAGTGATTCTGCTGAACAGGCCTGGTGCTTAGTCGGCGAAGATATGGCGGGTAGATGGTGTGTAGAGGTCCCTAATGTGAAAGCGTGCGATGCCGACAGAACCTTTAAGAGTAAAAACGCGTGCGAAGGCGGTATGTGACGGCCTGGCACAAGGCCTGGCACAGGGCCGGACACAAGGCGTGGTAATAAAAGTTAACTGCACCAGGTGCAGTTAACTTTTACATTTGATAAGACGTCTACTGGCCAGAAGTCCACCACGAGTCCGTCTGGTAACCGGGCAGGTTCTTGTCCATAGCGTTGGCGTTCGGAACATAGGTGGGCCCCGTGTTTGCCGTAACATCCCACCCAAGAGTGACAACGGGGCTCGCGGAGAGCGGTGCCTGTCCAGAGGGCTTGAAGAGGTTGGGATTCGGTCCCTCACGAAGAAGCTTGTCGATCTGGGCATAGCTCAGAGCAAAGGCGAAGTACTTGATACGCGAGGCGAATCCGTTCATCCGCCCAGTGATAGCAATAGGGACACCCCTCACGTCGCGGTCCTTCTCAGTAGTATTGTTGTACGTACCCGAGTTGATCTCACCCAGGACACCACCCGTCCCTATGATCGGACCAGACTTCTCACCTGTAACCGCCGTAGCCAAAGCAGAGGTAGCTACAGCAAGAGCGGTGTTAGCGACCTTCACAAGAGGATTACACTTGTCTGCCGTAACACTTGACGTATTGATCAACTTGGGGAAGAAGAGGTAGAACGCACCGAAATTCAGCTTGGGGATATCCAGGAACTTGTTGCGAGCCGCCAGATTACCGTTGATGTAGACGTCGAGGGCACGACCCTTTACCATTACAACAAGGTGAAACCACTTCTTCAGGGGGATATTGGGAATATCTACGTGGTTATCCCACGCTAAGTTCGAGTTCTGGTAGACACGCAGCGTGTTGGTGTCCGCACGGAAGAAGACACCTGGGGCCAGAAGCGGGAAGACCGCGGCAGACCCCTTGTGAAAGACGTGCTTGTACCCCTTCTCACCTGTGAAGTTATCGGGCTGGACCGAGAGGAACATGGAGAACGAATACTCGGCACCGTTACGCTCATCCTGCGAGGGCTTCAGTAAGGGGAACCCAGAGTTGGGGTCCTGTACGAAGGTCTGCGGGCTATCGTACGTCATAGGGTACATCTCTACAGCCATATCCTGGTACCGCTTCAGCTGAGCGAAGTTTGACTCGATCAACTGCATGACAACTGAGAAGACGAGTGTGATAACGAAGGTCTCGATCAGCTGGGGGCCAACAGGAACATTGGCCTGCACACCTGGTGTCACAGAAAGTGCCCCGCCTCTCATAGCCCGTAACACAGGCTCAAATGACTCGCGGACAGATCTCAACTTTGACGAACTGAAGATAGAACCGGTGTTCATCCTTTCTCTATCGTTGAGCACTAATAAATTTCATCGTTACGGGTTGCAAAAGTTAAGAACCCCCTGGGTGCTTAACTTAAGTACATAGATCCGGGACACGAGCGTTTAACCCTTGTAGTCGATATTGAGACCCAGTGTCTGGGCGAGCCAACCCACAAATCCAAAACGGGCATCCAGACCCGCCTTTATTGCCGGGCCGTTCTGGTAGAAGGAGTAGACGGCAGCCGGGGTGAGGGAGTAGCCATAGAAGTTGCACGTGCTCATGGCACCACCAAAACCGTTGTTGTCGCCAAGAACGATAGAGTTGTTGCCCAACTCAACAATCGGGACACCAGGGCACACGCAGCTGCGTGAGAGCTTGCCATCGACGTAGACGTCGATTACGCGACCGGAGACAACAATAGAGAGGCAGACCCACTTCTGGAGATCCAGGTCCTGGATATCGCAGATGGGGTAGTTAGTCGTAGTGGAGTAATTACCGGGTGTCATGGTACCCTTGTAGAGAGCGGAAATGTTGTTTGCGATGGTGAAGTCGGGGGTGTCGATGCCCGCCGCACTGAGGGTCTCTGAGTCCTGATTCACACGGATCATCATCTTATTCTCGTTGGGGTAGAGCATACCCAGCATGGAGACGTGTGCAGGGCGGCCGCCCGCGGGCTTACCATCAGACGCGATAGAGAAGACGTGCTTGGCCTGTCCCGCCTTGTAATCCCAGCTGTTCAGGTAGAGCCAGAATTGAAGGGAGTAATCACCACCGGTGGCCATAGGAGGGACCAACGGAATCGACTGACCCTTGAGATCGGAGCCGTTCACAGTCGACGTTAAGATGGTCTGCTGGAACTTGTCGGGAGGGGGAAAGAGGACCGTGTAGACCGAATAGACCACGACCGCGGCAACTATAACGTAGAGACCCAACTGGATCATGTTCTTGTAAGGGCCGATAGAGGCACCGATACTGGCCAAACGGGCTTTTACTGCATTCAACGAACTCATTGCTTCTACTTTCTGCCTACTGATTTTATTCGCGGACGCCGGGATTTTTACTGGTCTAAAAGTTGAGTGCACGGCGTGTACACAACTTTTAGACTGAGTTGTAGGAGGGCTAAGCGTAGGTGTATTCGACATGAGTCAATGCAGTTATGTTCGGTTTTGACGAGTCAAAACAGAGCCCGCCCAAACAGAAGTTGAACTTCGGGATGCCGAAGAGCTCTGTAGAGGGGAGAGGAGGGACATTCTGATCCGTGACAATCAAACGATAGTTATCGGACACCTCTTTTTCAAGAATGCGGCGCGGCCACGCTTGTATATACGCGACTCTGGTGTACATGTCTGTGTTCATATAGATTAGCGGTTTACCGGGACGCCCACTGATAACGTTCGGTAGAGGAACCGATTTAATAAGCAGACCGTTCTGGTAGATATCCGCTGTACGACCCTCTATCGTCACAAGTATCTGATGCCATCTGTGAATAGAGAGGGTCGGGATCAGTACTTCATAGGAATTCGAATCGTGAGCAACAAAATTCAGCTTCAAGACCTCGTGTAGGGGGTCAACCGCTACAGTATAGGCACCGGGGATGACAATCAGATTCTGATAGGGTCTACCATCTGATCTGAGACTTGTCCCCTTCACAGTCTCAATACCGCTGTTGTCGATACTGATGAAAAAGCCGAACGTAAACGACTCACCTAGATTGGTCACTACCTGTGTTTCCGTCAAAAGGTCAACCTTATCTTTTGCCGGTACCATCTTGCCATTATCGTAGTATTCGGCACCAGCGGGTTTAATAGACCAGAGCCCGATAACGGTTGCCGATTCCTGTGCTGAAAAGAAGTACCATAGAATCCCTACCACAACCCATACCAGAATATAGATGCCTGTTATATAGACTAATGGTGCCGGTCTAGTGGGATCTATGCTCTCGAACAGCCGCGGTTTAATGTAGTAGAGTATGACCCCCAAACAGCCACCGTAGATAAGTACCTTAAATATATAGTTCCAAGTCTGGATGAGCATCCCTATCCGTTTCACTCAAAAAAGTCGACTGCCTGGCACTCGGGTTTCTGGAATTGTGACAACGTGTTGTACCAGCTGTGCTGACGTTATTAAGAGCAATTTGCCGAACAACCCGCCGAGGGAGCTAGAATAGCAGCTGTCTTTATCGGCGGACAGAGGTTACGGATCTCCATTGCACTTAGATCTGTGTCCCATAATTTCAGATTCTGTGGTACAACAGCAGCACGTGCCGATCCTATACGTCCGTACCAGTCATTGGGCACACCCCGCGCCGAACCGTTCAGAATCTTCGTGACCGCCAGGCGGCAGTTTATATAGACCTCGAGGATGTTGTCGTGGACCGATAGATGTAGATAAAAGGCCTTTTTAAGCGGTAGATCCGCTATACGTACCGACTCACGGTTAGCCTGGTCTCCGCCATGCGGATCTGTATCGATATAGACTAGCAGATCATTTGTATACTGGTCCAAGAAGAGGCCTGGATTCATCTGGCTCGGTAGTCCGTCATTCAGATCGCCACGACCCCTTGGTGCTGAACCGGGGGAATCGGATTTAAATGTCGAAAGATCGGCTGTACCTCTATGGAGAATATGACGGTACGGGCCCATCTTGTTGTTAGAGCGCGAGTCACCCACATAGAGCTCCACACCCATACTATAGGTATCAGGGCGTGTCATGGGGAAATCGGCAGACATAACTGTCAATCCAACAGGATCCTGTGGATTCGACACGGAAGCGGGACCCCAGAAGATCTTGGGCGGAACGGTCCTTCGAGTTAATGTGCTAGATGGTCGCTGCTGGAAATAGATCTCATATTGACTATTAAACAGCATTAAGAGGATCATCGCTACCACTAGACCTGCAATCACGTAGAGGATCTGTTGAAACGGCACATTCGGGAGCGCCTGCTGTATTGCCTGAAGTGATCCGATCTTGATATAGAGAAACGCAACAACCAAGAACCCTGCCAGAAAGAGGGCCGAAACGGCCAGGACCAGATAATGTGCTGTTGTGGATAGATTAGTCGAATCTTTTAGCGAACGGAGCAGTCTCTCCATATTCCCCTACCGGTTAGAAGTAAAATTTAAGTGACGTCGCCAGGGCAGTCCCAATGTTTAGCACCCCAGCTTGGCGGTAGTCAAAAAATTGAATAGACTGGATCGGTTGTTAGGGGAGTTGAGACCCCAACAAGCAAAAATGTACCGTGTTCCCATGACAAGTGAGCAGATGAAGGAGGAGTCGCGCAAGGCCACGGAAGCGGGGCTGCGTGAGGTGGCGGAGGCGCTTGCCAAGAAGCAGGCGGCCGCCTCGTCGTGGGCCGACAGTGACAGCAGCAGCAGCGGTGGCTGCAGCAGCGACAGCAGTCGCAGCCGCCGGCGGGCGCGCAAGCGGGTGGATACAGGGGTCACCGACCGACTGGAGTCGCGTATTCGCTATCTCCAGTTGGAGCTAGCGAATGCACAGGTGGATGTTCAGGATGCGCGCGCCCTACACGAGGCGGCGAAGGGCCGCCTGGATCCCTATATCACGGCCAACCACGAGTTCGGCTTCATCCAGTCGGCGATCGAGCGGTCCAGTAAGGGCCTCGAGGACCTGACCATCAAGCAGTTTAGGGCGAAGATGACCCTCTTCACCGAGGAGGCGAAGGAGCATCTCGGTCTCTGTGCGGTGGCGATCAACAAGATCGATCTTCACCAGGTCAAGGCGGCACTTGAGCGGGTGCACGCGGCCGAGCGGCGGCGCGTGGCGAAGCGGACCGACGAGCTCAAGATGAGTCTCTGGTGGCTCACGAAGCGGGAGATCGCGTCGTGGTCGGCAGTTGTCGCACTGGGGCTGTTGCTGCTCTACTGGCTGCTCAGCTGGCTGTTCTTCTGAGGAGGCCAGGGCCCATAGGACTAATAGGGCTTGAGACGGTCCGCTACCGTCTTTTTCCCATGACAGTTGCGACAGAGAGCTACTAGATTCTGAGCGTCGTTAGATCCACCCTTGAACAGGGGGACTGTATGATCAACTTCATACGACGCGTCCAAGAGGACTTTGCAGTCGCCACAACGCCATTCCTGGTCAGCGGCCACCTTCTTTTTCAGTAGTGGTGAGACCTGTCTACCGAATTTGGGCTTACCGTCTATCAGACGATCTATCTGCTTAGCCATACCACCGTCGCTCCGTGAGAAGTAGTCCTTCACAAAATCCAGTGCAACATAGAATTCGTCGGGTGACCTGTAAAAACAATAGAGAAGATAGACTACCGTTGCGGCAGCAACAGCGGTCTTTGCGTATCCGAAGAGCAGCTGTGCTGGACCCTTCAGATAACTCTCATAGAAGGCTGCGGCAACTATCAACAGTAGTATGATAAGCTGCGGCTTCATCTACTTTTCCTTAGAACTTCGGAATATAAATAATAGAGGCCTACACCACCCACTAATACGGTTCCTGTACCTAGAAGCAAGCGATCGACCATATTGAGATCGGCAGCAGATCCGCTATGGGGTTTTGGTTGATTGTCGTTAGTGTGACTCGGTGGCCGCGACTCCTTTGCCTTCTCCAGATTCTGCATAGACTTGATGAATTCACCAAAGGTGATCTGACGTTTACCCAATTGTACGTTGATCCGGTTGTGCATATCAAAGACCCACTTTACAAGATCCATACGTGAGTTAAGAGCCTCCTTGACGGGCATCTCGCTCAGATTCTGTTCATAGTGGTTGCGACAGATCGGGCACGGTAGCATGTCTACAAGCGATTCGTAGAAAGCCGCCGCATTCTTACGTTGGCGGTCCGTGGGAGTATCGCTGTAGCCCAGGGATGCAATATGGAGTGTGGACCAGAAGATCGGACCCCAGATATGAGGTGGCAGATGAATAGGTGCTGCCTGTCTGTCCGGGGCTGACATCTATCTTAACACTGCAAAGCAAAAATCCAACCTAAACCCAGAGACGTCTTTTAAAGCAGTGGTAGCACAGAGATGCTAAATAATAGAAATACTATAGGGATACAATTAGGACAACATTCACCGCCCACACATTGCAGTAACTGTAACAAGCTAGGTCACTATTTTCGTGAATGCAAAGAACCCGTCACGTCGTATGGTATCATTGCTTATCGTGTAAAGACAAGTGGGAGTGCCACTCTAGAACCAGTAGTCCTCAATAATATTGGGACTAGCATTAATGGCCTTAACAATGACAACATAGAGATCCTTCTCATCCAGCGAAAGGACACACTGGGATACGTCGAGTTTATGCGTGGTAAATACAATGTCAATTCATCCGAATACATCGCGTCGCTATTCAATCAGATGACAGTCGAAGAACTGGGGCGATTGGAGAGTCAACCTTTCGAGATGTTGTGGAACACATTATGGAATAATCAGATATCGCGGCAGTATAAGCAGGAGTATGAAGCGGCTCTGGCTAAATACAATCTGCTTGTGGCGGGCGGTGACGAGGCAAGTGGTCGAACGCTGCTCTCGTATATTAGGGGGGCTAATCGCGAATGGACGACGCCTGAGTGGGGCTTCCCCAAGGGGCGACGTGGTAACCGTGAATCGGAGATCAGCTGTGCCGTACGTGAGTTTACTGAAGAGACGGGTCTCGACGAGACCCAGTGTATATTAGTGAAAAACCTTCTTCCCCTTGAAGAGAACTTTCTGGGCGGTAATCGTGTGCATTACAGGCACCGTTACTATTTAGCCTATTGTCAACACACGACAGAGGTCGGTATAGATATTGATAATACAGTAATGAACCGTGAAATCAGCGATATTGGATGGTTCTCGTATCAGGAGGCACTGAAGCGGATCCGTCCGTACAATGTGGAGAAACGTGAGATTCTGAGTGCGGCCTACACAATCTTGAGTAAGTACATTGTGCTGCCTGGACGCGAATATCACAAACTGACCAGCGGTCATTCGCGTAGAGGAACCCCTTACCAACTAGTAGAGAGGGATGGCAGCAGAGGTAATCCGCGTGGCCCGCGATGAACGACCTATTATCAAGGTCGATAAATCGGCTCGTGCCCTACTAGGTAAGAAGACGCGTGAAGAGATCATAGAACACTGGTTTTTAGGGACCAAATATGGGCCGGCTGAGCGCGACGCTATTGTTGCTACAATGGCCGAAAAGGGGTTCTACCCAGAAGACTGGATGCACGATAGAGAGCAGAAATCAGGGTTGTACCCGGACATTTATGACCCCAGTTTTGGTGCTCAACTCTATAAGAAACAGGAGTTCTTCGAAGCCCGTTCGGTCGCTATCTCCAGTCTTGAAGGGACGGACCCATGCAGCAGTGGGGCCGAGGCCGTGTTTGAGAAGAGTCCTATTCAGCGATTGATCTCACGTTTTCTGAATCCACAGACACCATACAATGGGCTACTCTTGTATCACGGTGTGGGTGTGGGCAAGACCTGTACTGCCGTTAGCGTGGCGGAGGAGTATCTCAAAGCCTATCCCACCTCTCGTGTGTTTATCATCGTTCCGCAAGCTATCTCTGGTAGCTTTCGTCGGACTATATTCGACCCGTCTAAGCTGGTGCGTCGCGACGGTGTATGGACCTCTCAGCAGTGCACGGGAATGACCTATCCTGATCTGGCTCTACAGGAGTTGATGAGGCGATCTAAGGACGGTGGCGACGATTTCAGCATCGAGAAGATCAGCGACATGGTCGATAAGAAGATCCGTGAGCGGTACCACAGATTTGGCTATCTGCAGTTTGCCTATTGGATTGCAAAGCAGTTCAAGGTGATACCCACGCATCTTGTCGACGAGGAGCGTTTTGCCGCCGAAAACGCTCTTCTGGGAAAGCTGTTCAGCGATAAACTGATCATAATCGATGAGGCCCACAATCTCCGTGACGTGTCTGCGGGTGCCGACCTTGTTGCAATGACAACAGCTGACGGGGCAGAAGAGGAGAATCCTGTTCTAGACAAGGACGAATTGGTCGGCGGTAAGAAGCTCACACCGTTGATCAAGCGGATCGTTAAATACGCCGAGGGGTTGCGTACACTTCTGATGACGGCCACCCCTATGTACAACAAGGCCTCTGAGATCGCGTTTCTCCTGAATCTACTGATTATAAATGACACCAAGGACGATTCGCCGAAAAAACTCCTCTCAGACGTCTTCGCTAAGGACGGCACATTGCGTAAGGGCGGTGATGTGATGTTACGTGTAATATCGCAACGCTATATCTCTTATATGCGCGGTGAGAATCCCTACACGTTTCCGCTGCGTATGAGACCCGCCATGGCTAAACCCATGGCGTGGCCCAAGATACAGAAGGTCGGTGCAAAGGAGAAGGCTATTACGTTGGAGAAGGAGAGTAGGGCTATTCTGGACGCTCTTCCCCTGATCCACGTAACCCCTCCAACTGGGTCACCTATTGAGACGCGGCTCTTGAAAGTCCTTCGCGAGGGGAAGGAGGAGGATTTCAAGGGCGAGACGTGGGTTCACCTGGACGTCTGTAATATTGTCTATCCCAATGATCTCTACGGTGGCACGGGATGGGATTCCTATTTTGATGATGTTGCACTTGCGGGCGGTGGTCTGAGCTACCGTGGATTCAAATGGCGCGGCGACGACGAAGATGCCCCCACGGTCGATGCGATCTTTGGTCGAAGTGCATTTGCCGCCGCGGCTCCTAAGATGTCGATTGTTCTGGATAAGATCCAGAAGGCAAAGGGCATCAGCTTTATCTACAGCCGATACGTAAAAGCCGGTATATTGCCGCTAGCTATTGCCATGGAGCGCGACGGGTGGACGCGTGTGTTTTCCGGACCAGAGGCTAGACCACTCTATACAGGACGAGACGCCAAGGTGCCCCGCCAATGTGCATTCTGTGCCAAAAAAGAACCAGGCCATGCGAGCAGCGACCACGAATTTAAGCCGGCGTGCTACGTACTGTTGACCGGTGAATCGCATCTGATGCCCGCTTTCAACGAGACCCTGAATTATGCTAGCCGATGGGCTCCAGGAGACCTTCTAGCACCCCTGGGTGGTCAAGTCAAAGCCATTCTGGGTTCGCAGATTACGACTGAGGGTCTGGATCTGAAGTGCGTGCGAGCTGTACATATCATTGATCCGTGGTACCACTTGAATCGTCTTGAACAGATTATAGGCCGCGGTGTCCGATTCTGTAGCCACGCGGATCTACCACCCCATCTGCGTAACTGCCTGATCTACATGTACGCCCTCAGTCTTGCGAAAGTGGAGACACCCGATATGCACGCGTATCGACTCTCTGTCGATAAGGCACGTGCAATTGGTGCGATTCAACGGATAATGAAGATCTCCGCTATGGACTGCAATCTGAATATTCACGGACTGATTGTACGCGGCGCTCCACCACGTATGGTGATTGATGCGGAGGGTCGTACCATTGACGAGTACGATAAGGCGACTAAGAAGCGGACACAGTACGATATCGATGACAAGCCCTATAGTAGCACTTGCGATTACATGGAACACTGCGTCTACGAGTGTGCTGGTCCACCAGTAGAGGAGGATGAACCCAAGGACACTAAGACCTACACCTTCAATGATGCCCAAAGACGACTGGCCGAAAAGGAACAGCGGCTGAAGCAGCTGTTCGTTCGCGACGACGTTGCATTTCCCATTGAGATGATACGTAAACACATCTACGGCGATCTGCCCTGGGAGATCGTCTCGCGTGCACTTGTCTCTGTTATTGAATCACCCTCTTTTGAGATTAGACGCGAAGACGGGCTGGTCGGTCACGTTATACTGCAGAACGGCTATCTGGTCTTCCAGCCCAAGGGGATCCGTGCTCGTCAGATCCCCCTTGCCTATCGCTACGCAAAGGCGTATGAAGCACTCTCTAGGCGAACTGTCATGCCGCGTCGCGGCACAGTCCTCGGTCCAGCCCCTGCTGCTGCACCGGTGGCAGCCGTCTCCGCTGCTGCCGCTCCTGTAACGGCCGCTGATCCTGTTGCCAGCTACGCCGCCTGGATGCTTGAGGTTGATAGAGCTCTTCTCAGAAGTAAGACCGGAGATCGAAGCGTAATCGCTCTCTGGGCACCACCCTCTTCCGCGCCGCATGTGAAGGCATGGGGGTGGGTGCTCTTCCATTTCTGTAAGGTCCCCGAAATACGGAGGGTAGCCGCACAGTTCTGGGTAGATAGCGTATGGAAGGGTGAAGAGCGTCGTGAGGTCCTTGAACGGATCGTAAAGGCTGGGCGGCGCGGATTCGATGCAGGCCTCTTAGAGGCTCTTGATAAGGATCTGTTTACACTGACAGAGATCACCGGATTCAAATGGGTGAACCCCCAGTCCTTCGACTTGGAATCCTACTGTATGCTGGACGGGGAGTTGACAACATGTCCCAACACTTTCACATCGATCATCAATACAAAACTCGGCAAGCCTGTCGATGTAAAGGCTGGAACAGCCGAGATCTTCGGATTCTATGTTCCACGCAAAGACAACACAGTTGTGTTTAAGAGTCTGGATAAGACTGGAACTAAACGGATCATAGGTGCAGTCGGATCTGACTGTTCTGTGGCAAGTGACCTTGGTGGACACCGCGGTCGTGTCCGCCATATACAGACACTCATAAGGGATGCTAAGCTCGATCTAGTAGGACTCCTGATCGCCGACGAGGACACGGAGGCTGCTCGCGATGCAGATGGACGAGCAGCACGGCAGTTGGCCAGTAATTTCAAACACATAAATGATCTGGGGCACATTCAGATCTGTCTCTATATGGAGGTGTTGTTGAGACTAGTTGATGCCAAAAAGGCACGTGGGCTACGGTGGTTTCTGAACGCTGTAGAGGCAGCCCGTGCCGGTCTAAAAGGACGATAGTGGGGCAAAACTTGACAGATCCTTTCAACGGAGAGAGTAGAATACAAAATGTATAAGCCAGTCATTCTTGAAGAACGTGTGGCTCTAAATCCTACCGAGCTCTCCGACAAGGAGAACACAACCAATATGGATTCGCTTCTGCTTCAACGGATCAAAGTCAGGATCGAAGGCCGCTGCATCTCTGCTGGTTATGTAAAGCCGGATTCACTTGAGATTGTGCATCGCAGCATGGGGATGGCTGAAAATGGTCGCTTCACTGGTAACTACGTCTTCTACGTAAAGCTTCGATGCAAGGTCTTCCACCCAGAGACAAATACCCCCGTTGAGTGCCGTGTACTGAAGGTCAATAAGATGGGTGCATACGTGGTACTTGATGAGGCAATGCGTGTGCTGCTACCCCGTGATCTCCATCTGGGTAATACGGCCTTTGATGGGCTCAGCCCCGAAGATACTGTCGTAGTCCAGGTGCTCCGATCCCGCTTCCAGACGAACGATCCCTTTATCAGTTCAGTAGGCCTCTTCATTTCCCGGTCCGCGGCGGCGGCAGCGGCCGCAAAGCCTAAGCGACAGGGCAGGGACCAATCCAAGGTGAAGCGGGGTGGGGCAGCTGACACTGACGATGAGACGGAGGCCGAAGAGGATCTTGCCGTCGATGCGGAAGACGAGTGAGGAAACAATCCCCAGGCCTATAAATGGAAGTTAAAGAATATGAGCGGAGAAAAGTCTTCTTAGAGAATCTGAAGAAGCTCCATACCTCCGAGTACATAGATATAGTGAAGATACTGAAGGCCGAAAATGTCTCCTACTCAGAGAATTCAAACGGTATATTTTTTGACGTGGCTATCCTGATTCAGAGCACATTCGATAGGCTGGAGAAGTTTATGAACTTTGTGCATCTCAACCGCCAGGAGTTAGCCGAGCGTGAGAAGATCATCAGCAATCTGAACGATGATGCATCTGCCACGAAAACCACATAAGAGGGCGGCCATTCTATAGAGTAGGATAAATGCAGAATACGGCTCGTGAGACACAACCCGTATCCTGGTCAGAGATTACAGAGGTTATTAAGTCTAATCCCCATCGTAACAAGGGGTTGAGTGAGATCCGTGCTCAACCTAATATGGAGGCGACCGTTGCCTCTGCAGCGACTGTCCCGTGGATGACCAAGGGTTGGACATATAAGGCAAGCGAGGTGCGCGCCCACCCCATGACTCTTGCTCTACTGGCCACGGATCCACTCTATGAGATCTCTGCCCCTAATACCCGCAAGGGGATCGAGAAGGATGCCGCAATGGAGTTGGCGACCGATTTTGATACCCTGTATAGCCGTCACAACGGCCGCGGCAGAGGCTGGGTGAAGACGCAGATGACCAGCGAGCTGAACCTCTGGGCTGGTGGTGGTACGGACCAGCCCTTTGACTGGACCAGCCTACTGGATAAGCGTAAGATCCTCTCTGCTCTGATCGATATTGTCTGTGTCAAGTACGGTGTCCGCATCGTTGTCTGGTGGTCGGAGCACAAGAAGCTGAGTGTATGGCCTCTTACCGAGTCGGCCGATGACGCAAGCTGGGCGTCTGCACCTATGCTTAATATTGAGGTACTGAGTTCCGGCGAGGCGCATATCATTGAGCTAGAGGAGGTCCGTGTCCGTTCTACTGAGTGGATGAAGGTCTTCGAATCAATTGGTGAATGGCAGTGGACACGGCCCAGTACCTGGCCCAGTATAAGTTCAAAGTCCCTAGGGGATCTCAAGACAGAGTACTCGGAATCGGCTGGCCAGGGTAGACTGGAGGCTCTTCCTAAGAGAATCGACAAGGAGACCCTTGCGAATGTCATATACAGATATCAGTGGATGGAGATGCGTCTCGCTAAGAAAGAGGGTGGGTTCTATTGATTGGAACCTGCTTAACGTGTTGTACCGAAGTCATGTTGTCATACATGACTTCGGTAGTTTGGCGGTGAATATTGAAGAGTGTTTTACTCTCATTCAGTAGGGAAAACAATGAGCTTGGAACTCCGTGCATCCGAAACTGACGGTATCCAGGCCATCTGGACTGCGTGGCAGTCCTCCGAACAATTCGAGCTAGAGGCCACTATCAAAAAGGTGGACCTACGCGAGTTTCTGGATACGGTTGCACGCTTACGTGCTGTCGGCCTCCGTGAGACGCCTCAGCAGCCTAAACTGAATATCCTGATGCCAGGTGGTCTACGGTTCACCATTGTCGGTGAGGGAGCCATCCAGGCCTACTGCCAGCACGGCGATATCAGCCGTGTTCCGTACAGTGTTCAACGAAAGGAGCGGGCTAAGGCGGGCAACGATCAGGTTGATCTGGTGGACTACGGTGCGCGCATCAAGCTGCGCCGAGAGGTACAGCTTGATAAGCGAAACGCCAAGGTGGTCGAGATGGTTAGTCGTTGGAAGAAGGCCCCTAAGCGATTCCGCTTCCTCCGTCGCTATACGTTTATTGGACCCGAGGGATCCGGTCTTCGCTTCGATCTCTCCATGATCCGCGCCTCTGCCCGTGACACCAAGGGAGACTACATTGGAACCGAGACTCTCCAGACGGGCGATATCTTGCGGCGACCTATCAGCTACGAGATCGAGGCCGAGCTGGATAAGACGCCAGGGACAAAGGCACTCGAGTCACCCAAGGCGCTCATTTCGGGTCTCTGTCTACTTCTTCAGGGGATGCAGCGCTCTTACGCTCTTGTAAGGGAGACGGTTGCAAACGAAATTATTCAAGTAATTGCCGCTTCTACTGGCGTAAGGGCAGGGAACTTTCCCGGTCCTCAGCCAGCCACGCTTGTGCGAGCAAATATTGCACCGGAGCTGGACTCCAAGACGCCCAATATTCGATATGGCAACTACAACGTGACAGACAAGGCCGATGGTCTCCGCTGCCTACTCGTGGTAGGGAAGGGTGGTCGTATCTTCCTGGCCGATTCTGACTTGAAGGTCTATGCCACCGGCCTTGTACTGGCTGACCCTGCCTTTGTAGGGACAGTACTTGACGGTGAATGGGTCCGCAGTAACAAGACTGGTGAAGTCGTGTCGCGCTACTACGCGTTTGATATCTTCACTACATCCGGTGGCCGTAACGTCACCGCTCTTCCCTTCCTGACTGCAGAATCGGATCTACATCGCTTGGCCGTGCTCAAGATGACGGTGGCTGCTCTTGCGGCTGCTGTACAGACGATGAAAGAGATCCCCGCGAATCACTCACTCTTCATTACGCATAAGAAGTTCTACTCCACCGGCGGTGCTGCGGGGTTCATCTTCAAGGATATCGGTATCTGTATGGACGCTGCGGCTAGCAGCCCCTATTATACTGACGGCGTGATTCTCACACCCAATGACGCTCCCCTTCCCGTCGGTGGTACGAGCTGGGGTGCACAGTTCAAGTGGAAGCCGCCGCACGACAACACCATTGACTTTCTGGTGGCGTTCGAGAAGGAGGAGTCGGGTGCCGACAAGATCGGCCACAAGTGGCAGGAGGAGTTGAAGCAGATGGTCCGATTCAAGACCCTGCGACTCTTCGTCGGTGGTAACGTCAACCCCCTCTTCAAGGACCCACGTGAGACTATTCTGGCGGCCAAGCCTCTACCCGATACGATTGACGCGGAGCGATATCAGGGTGTCGAGTTCACTCCCTCCATGCCGAGCGATCCGCAGGCGTCGGTCTGTTACTTACAGATTGATGCAGGCACGGCGGCAGGTACCGGTGCAGACGCCGCGGCTGACCTGGAGGCCAAAACCGACATTGTCTATACGACTCGTACGAAGGACCCCATAAGTGCTAACTGTATTGTGGAGATGTCGTATCATCCTGAACGGCAGGCCGGTTGGCGATGGGAGCCGATCCGTGTGCGGTGGGACAAGACGGGTCGTTACCAGCGCGGTGAGCCCCGTCGCACCATGAACGCAGATTGGGTGGCCAACAGCATCTGGTCCTCTATCCACGCACCCGTCTCCGAGAAGATGGTTCGTACAGGTGTGATGGAGGAAGAGGAGGAGGCATCGGCTGCACCGGTCTATTATGCACCGAAGAAGGCCGCTGCCCGCGATAACTACAAGGTCCGTGGCTTGGCAGCGTTTCACAACGGATTCATCAAGTCCGAGACTCTGCTCAAAAAGACCCTCAAGAAGGGGAACGCACTTCTCGACCTTGCGTGTGGTCGCGGTGGCGATCTACTGAAGTGGATTCACGCCGAGGTCGGCTGGGTATTGGGCGTTGACGTGGTTCTTGAGAACCTGGTCGCTCCCAAGGATGCCAGTATCTACGGCCGCTATCTGGAACAGCAGATTCTCCACAAGACGACTCCGCCAATGATCTTCGTACAGGGCGATGCGGGTCGTAATATCCGTGATACCTCGGGTCTGATTGGCGATGTCGACAAGGCCATCGTGAAGTGTCTCTACAATCATCCTGGTAGTGACGGTGCACCACCCGCGGCCGAGAAGCTCCGTGGTCTTGCCGCTAACGGATTCGACGTGGTCTCGTGCATGTTCGCCATCCACTACTTCTTCGGCGACCGTGGGTCCGTCGACGGGCTCCTTCGCAACATAGCCGACAACCTCAAGATCGGTGGCTTCTTCATCGGCTGCTGCTTCGATGGCGATTCGGTCTATCGCCTACTGTCCAAGCTGCCCGAGGGCGGCGTCAAGACGGGATCCGAGGCCGGTCAGGATATCTGGTCGATCCGCCGCAAGTACGGAACGGCGGACGAGGATGTGCTGCCCGCGACCGACGCTGGCCTCGGTAAGTCTATTGACAATTTCTATATCTCGATCGGCGAAGCTCACCCCGAATTTCTTGTCAGCTGGGAGTACTTGCGGCGGCGGATGGCCGAGATCGGTTGCGAGCTCCTGATGCCAGATGAGCTGGCCACGATGCGACTCCAGAGCTCCAGTGCCCTGTTCAGCGAATCCTATAAGGCAACAGGTGCCCAGTACAAGATGAGCAAACCCGTACAGGAGTACAGTTTCCTGAATCGCTGGTTCATCTTCCGCCGTCGGTCGCAGGGCTCGGGCGTTAAGGCTCTAGAACGCGTTGAGCCTGGTGTGGCCGCGCCGGCGCGTGGTCGCCGTGCTGCGACTGTCTCTGTGGTCGCCGAGGAAGCTGCACCAGTGGCTGCTGCTGCCGACGCTAAAGCAGTCCCAGAGCAGAAAGTTGTTATTAGCGACGAGATAGCTGGTGACGGTGTAGAGCTGACCGTGAAGGAGGTGCCAGCAGAGCCGGAACCGGCGCGACCTATCTTCAAGTTCCACAGCGGTGCACCCCTCAAGGACGATCTAAAGATCGGTCGTAAGGACTGGGCTCGCTACCTCTCCACCTTTACGCACAGCCGTATTCGCGATCTCAACACACCGACAGTGATCTATCCCACGTTAGAGGCGGCGTTTGCTGCTGCCCGGTATCAGATTGCTACAGACAAACCGGAGTTCGGCGTACAGTTCTTCTCCACCACGGGATCCATCCACCAGAAATACCTCAAGATACGGCGTGCCGAGACGGCTGCAGGGACACTTACCGAGAAACGGAACTTTGAGCTCCTAGATGAGGAGGGTGCGGCCGTGCGCGAACAGATCAAGCCGGCGGAGATCAAGCGGTCTGGAGCAAAGTGGAATGAGGCCAAGTGGGCCGAGGGACGCGATGCCCTCATGGCACAGTATGTGCAGCAGCGTTACGAGACAGACGCAGAGTTCAAGCGTATTATGGATGCTGTCAAGGAGCGGAACGGGCTGCTAGTCTTCCATAACGGAACGCATCCCACTGAGTTGGGCGGGCTCGTGAAGACAGGCGGTAAGATCGAGGGTGAGAACAAGCTTGGTAAGTTCTATATGGCCACTGTGGGCCTGACGGCATAAAGCCGTAAGCGGTGTTTAGAACTAGATGGATCCGACCTTCTTATATATAGTGATCGGAGTCCTTGCTGTAGTTGTTATCGGTTTGGCTGGGTATATTTTTAAGAGTCATAATGGTGGTAGCGAGATGCTGACAAGTGGCACTGATCTGCCAGTAGTGCCGTCCTCGTTTCTGGCCAACCTGAAATGGCGGCGAGCTGTCAAACACTTTGCACCTGGTCATGTAGATCTGGATCCTATTAAGTCGGCGATCGCCAATGCCCCCAGCTCGTTCGGTATTCAGCCCTACAAGGTGTTGACTATTACGGATCCTGAAGTGAAGATCCATCTACGTGAGGCGTGTTTTGATCAGGCCCAAGTGGAGGAGTGTTACGCACTCTTTGTTTTCTGCGCTATCAAGGACGTTGACGGCCGAGCGGACGAGATGATAAAACGGACGGGTGCGGAGGCAGTGCGGCATATGATCACAGGATATCTTAAGGGTGTTGACAAGGTCCCGTGGGCGACCCATCAAGCCTATATTGCTCTTGGATTCGCTCTGGCCGCAGCGGCCGAACTGAAGATCGCCTCTTGCCCTCTGGAGGGTTTTGATAAGACCATGTTATCGGCCATGCTCGGTCTCAAAGAGATAGAACCGGTAGTCCTTCTGGCTGTTGGTCAGTACAAGGACGACACGGGTCTTCACCCGCGTTTCCGCTTCGACGATGTGGTCAGCTGATTGTACGGAAAATTGACGTTTATTCGGCCCACTACTAGCGGGTAGAATGAACTATTACACATCACGCTACAACGTGCAGACCCAACTGGAGGGGTATCCAGAGGTGCGGTTGTGCGGGGATTCAGGTCGGTGGATCTGCTGTCAGTTCAAGGAGAGCATGGGTCGCAACGGGTATTCGTACACGCTCGTGGACAATTACGGTTCGTCTCATCTGCTATACGTAAACCGAATTGACAATAGACTGGATCTGAAATCAACTACCCTCGCAATTGACCACTTCTCGGTACAGCTCCCTTCATTCTCGCTCATGAAGTACCCCTTTCCCGACTTCCTGATTGACGTACTACAGACGATCTCTATGCCTCTGGCATTCGAGACTCTGGGTCGGGTTGCCGAGCGATTTGCAAAATTACACGGTAAGGATAGAGATGGCTGCCGAATTCCCACCGGCGAGTTTTGACGAGGTCCCTATTATCTTTATCTCCACACACGGAGTCTATGATCTGACAATAGAACCCGAACCGTTTGTTGTGCCCGAAAACGTCTATATCTTTGAGACGCAGACCATTGGCGACGTCTGTATGACGCCACTGGATAAGCCACTCTGGAATCTTATGAGTAATCGTCCTGAATTTTTGGAGTATTTCAAGGGGGTAGGGAATTACGATGATGCTAAGGCCGCTGCACGAACAGCTGTCTACGATGATGCGAACGAGGACAGTGATACAGTCGGTGATAAGCACCGCGATTACAAGAAGGTGTTTCGCAATATGCACTTCTATCAGCCCGGTGATACTATCTACAACCGCACCCTTTCGATTGGGGGTGGCGGCGACGGTGCGCGGCGTGACTATGCTAACATGGGATTCTACCGCTTTGACGTGGGAGCCCCTATCGATAGATACCCCGACGGTCCCGCGAACAAAATCAGACCCTTGCAACCCCTGCGGACAGCGATGATCGCTGACGAGAATATGCGGACGACCCAACGAGAGATTATAGATGAGATTGGTGCTATATATCCTGAAACGGCAGAGGGCGTTATCTATATCTTCTCCTCGTGTGCCGCCTTCTGGAAGGAGGATGACGGGGTGAAGACCCCTGCCGCTACTCTGAATAGACGTATGCGACTGATTGAGAGCGCGCAGCAGGCCCAGGATCTGGCTCTCATGGGATTGACCACGGCGGGCCCTGGTGGTGCCGGTGCGAACAACAATACGGGCGATCTTCCCGCGACTGGGCGGAATATTCACACCAGGGCGGCTAAGAAGGGGTCTGCAGCCTTTGCACCGGCACCGTCCAGCGAAGAGGGTGATGAGGCATTTTTTGAGAATGATAATGCGGACTTTGCTAACCGCGATCCCCGCTTAACCGGACCAGAGGGGGAGGAAGATGAGGCCTATGCCGAAGTCGATGAAGCTGCAGCAAAGCGGGCTGAGACAATCGCGGCCGCGGTGGGGAAAAAGAGTGTCTTCATCAAGGTCGCAAATGGACACTACCGACAGATCCCCACACCCCTTACGGATAGGTCTGCTAAACCCGATCTGCTCTTTTCGGCTCGTGATATACGAGATGCGAAAAAAGCACATGGTGAGGTCTATGGGTTCAATCTTGCCACCCAGCAGTTCCATCTACTTGGCGGCGGCCGTCGTGTTAGTCGCAAGGCTGTACCACGGCGCAGGCGCCAGACACGTCGTCGGTTTTAGCGAAAGATCGCGGTAGAGAGCAAGGGCTTTACTCGGCTGCACTGTCGAGGTCGTGCTGTTACCGGGACTGCTACCACGTAGATAGGCGGCGTTTACGGCGGCGGCGAAGGTCAGAATCTTAGAGAACATTCTACATTCCAGTTGGATTAATTTTACGGGTTTCACCCGCAAAATTGACCCCAGTATCCGGTGGGTGGATTGTGTATTAAAAAGACTTTATATGCCTCTCTCTATTGATGGTGGTGCACTTGCGTGGCAGCGTCTGGCTGTCGTAAACAAGCATATTCGCGATGATCGTATTCAATTCAATGAGGAGGAGCACTCCTACACAATCGACGGGATCAAGAAGGGTTGGTCCTCTTGCACTCAGTTTCTTCACCACTTCTTCGGGCATTTCGATGCCGATGCGACTATTGCCAAGATGATGCGGTCGCCCAACTGGATCAAGAGTAAGTACTATGGAAAGACGGCGGAGACCATCAAGGCCGAGTGGGCCGCTTCTGGTGCCGAGGCCTCGGGTGCAGGGACCCGCATGCACTTGGACATCGAGCACTACTATAACTCTTCGGAGCTCTCCGTGGCGTCTATGAAGCGTGATGACGACTGGACGCCCAACGCGTCGCCAGAGTGGGAGATGTTTATGGCCTATCAGGAGAAGATCGGCTCTAAGATGATCCCCTGGCGGACGGAGTGGCTCGTCTTCAACGAGGAGTTCAAGCTGGCCGGCTCCATTGATATGTTGTACAAGAAGGCGTCGGGCAAGTACGCTATCTATGACTGGAAGCGGGCCAAGGAGATCAAGACGGAGAACCGCTACCAGTCAGGTCTCGGGCCGATCATGCACCTGCCTGATACGAACTACTGGCACTACAGCCTTCAGCTTAACGTCTATAGGATGATCCTTAAGCAGAAGTACGACATTGATGTGGATGAGATGGCTCTGGTGATTCTTCACCCTATCAACACAAGCTGGCGTGTGATCAAGGTCAATATCATGGAGGAGGAGATCGATGCAATGTTTGCCTGTCGTGCTCGTGCCCTGCAGATCCCTGGTAACAACGGCAGTGATCCGGCGGTGGTCTTCGATGGTGTGGAGCACATGGATATTGATCAGGGCCCGCTGAAGGCGGCCCCGACGGAGTGGCTGGGGTCGGACTAACGTCGACGTGTCCTACGCTGGCGTCTGCTGCCAGCACGTTTTTTACATGAGGCACCACTACAGAGCGGTGCAGCTGCTACCGGTTGATTCTCAGCGATCAGTTGTTCCAGAGCAGCGATCTGTTCGGGTCGATCAAGTGAGATCGTGAAGAAGTTTCGCGTGGCGGTCTGTATCTGGGCTCTATCGAGCCCGATAGTCTCTAACTCTGAATCTGTCAGAGTGTGAGGTGACCTGGAGGTCCAGGCAGCAAAGTGATCTGAGACAAGTGCGAATCTACCACCCAGATCTCTATTCTTGTTGAATTCGCCATGAGGGCCCAGTCTCTGAGCACCCGTGCTATTGTACTGACAGTTCCCTTCGCCTGTGCTCGGATCACAGATTTTTGACGGAGCGTGTACCTTACACCAGGCCTCGTACTCTAATATACCGACCTTCTCTCTGATGGTAAACAGATAGGCGGCTTTGTAGTAGCGGTCCGGACCCTTACCTGTCAGTTGGGCGTGCTGAAGGGCGACCAGGGCCAGTACATAGTCTCCTACTTGGGCGGCTCTACGGATGCCGGGTTTACAGAGTGTCAGAGTCAGCTGGCCGTCTAAGAGATTTGGTGCTACGCCCTCGTCTACAACAATTCTGTAGACAAAGAGCTTGGGCATGCCCTCTAAGGAGACGTCATTTTTGTTTCACAGCGGGCTCAGGCTGTGGCCTTCACCGACTCCCAATCCGAAGCAAACCCGCTATCAATAAAGGTCTTAAACGTCGGTGGCAGATCGGCCAGCTTGAGAGGCTTTTTAGCCGAAAGAAGCATCTCTGTCCCGTTGATCATCAGGGCCACTGCGCAGTTACCCGATTTGCTCTGGTAGAATTTGGTGATGCGGACCAGACCGGACTCGTGATTGTACTGAGCTACAAATAGATCCAGATTGTAGGCCTTGGAGAAACACCACCAGTCGGCGTCGGTCCAGCGGACTCTAGTTGCAGCAGGGACCTGCTTCTTTTTAGCCGCTAAGACCTTTGTCTCAATGGCCTTCAGCTTCTCACCAGTGTAGACCTGTATAGAGGTTACGAAACGGTTCTCTATAGCGGGGTCGGCAGGCAGTCTCGAGAGACCCGCCTTGCTCCAATCGCTAGGGATCGTGATATGCTCGGGTCTGGTGGGTCTGCCAATGGTCTCATCGTGTGCCTCCTCTGGATAGGTCAGGCCCGCCGAGTGCTCTTCGTCTGGTACATAGTCCAGTCCCAGTTCGTCGATCAGATTCCGAATCTTTGTCTTGGAGGTCAGGAACCCCTCCTCTGTCCGGACAAGGCCTATTGGATCACGGATATGGCTTACACGATGCGTGAGGATCTCACGTGCCTTTGAGGAATAACGGAAAAGCTCGTCCACTAGACGGCCGGTAAAATAGACCTTGACATTGGGGATCTTCTCGGAGGTCCCGCTGTGAATACGACACTCGTCGCCGATCCAGCTACACATGGGGTTGGTTGTGCAGGTGTCACGAGATGCAACACGACAGTTGCGACGGAGAAGAGGGAGCGACGGTACCACTGCATCATGAGAGGTGGCATCTATCCAATTGTTGATAAGGGGTTCCAACAGAATATCACCTCTGCGGCGTAATTCGTAGAGGGGGAGATGAGATCTACGAAGAGCGTTCAACTGTCTGAACATCCCGCTGCCGTCGGGCGTCTTCAGCCACTCACTCAGACTCAAACGGAGATACTGATAGGCCTCCTCAATCACCGCCTCAGGGACTAATTCCAGCGTCTCCGTTGTCTGTTGGCTCATCTTCAGGAAGCGTGCGTCCTCTGTCCACGGAAGTATACTGATAGGCTGTGCCCCTTTTTTGACTAGGTCCGTGAATTGTGGGTGGCTTGCTGTGGCCGTCAACGCAAAGGGGTTGAAGGGGATGATTGCTCCTGAGGCTAGACGGAGAGCGGTATAGCGCTGCTCCTTCTTGTCTACAAGAATCTCGACCGCTCTCAGGCCTGCGAATTTGTAGAGACCCGTCTTACTGTTCAAGAGAGTCAACAGTAGGTCCAGATTGGGCTTGGGTAGACCCTCCACATCATAGAGTGTCCCTAGGGCAAGACCCATTGAACCATCCTCTACGGCAGGGATGTAGATCTGCGATTCACCCTGCTGGTAGATCACACCTACTAGACGATTGCTGCGGTCTCTCAATACAGTGGTGGGGGTGAGGTCCTTAATTTTCATGGCCAGCAGCTCAGATAATTTGGGAACAGCTGTCGAGGATTCGGTAGGCATCCAGGGGTGCGTCGGCGAAGAGTAGCGACCACACCCCTCTGCAAAACTGAGATACTGGTCGATGAAGTCCTTCAAAGAGGACTGTAGTGTGGGCGCTATCTGTGTAAACCGACCGGATTCAGGGTGAATTGTGGGGAGCATCAGAAATTGTGGCTTCTTCTTCTTATCCAATTTATCCAGAGCCTCCACATAGATCAGGGGTTCGTAGACCTTTGTATTGAGATCGTGCCATATGAAAGCCACAGGAGGCTTGTAGCGTTGGCTGAATTGACTGACACCGTATTCGGGGCAGCGAATTGTCACTCGTTTTTCGCCTGATTCTGGATCGGTGGATCCCTCAAAGACTACTAGCAAGAGTCCTTCGGGGAAGATCACATTGGGTGTGGCGAAGAGATTCTCAAAGTGTTTGAGATCCTTTATAGCCGATTCGTCCTCTAGGTAGCGCTTGAAATTATACCAGGCGTTCACCAGGCGGACAATATGAGGTCTATTTCTGCTCAAGTCAAGACCCTGCTCCCGTGCAAAGCTCTGTATCTGGGCATCCGTAGCAGTGTACTCTGTACCTGCAAATTCGTGAACCAGGTTCCCGTAATTTGCCCGCTCGAAGGCTCGGCGAAGGTTGATCGTGAATGCACCGTCCTCTGTGAAGAGGGCTTTCAGAACCGCGTGCGGCTTCAATACCGTGGGCAGGTCGATCTTAGCACCCTTAACCGGTGGTCTACCTGCTCGTTGGAGATTACCCAGATAGAAACCCAGTAATTCGAGGAAATTCATGCCAGGTTTGGCACCGCTATTTCCCAGACCAAACCGCAAGAACAATTTAGCAGTCTTGGGGTTCAGGTGCTGAGAGACGGCATCCTTCTTCAGGCTGAGTGCACCGGTCTGTCCCAACAGTGTATCCAGGGCGGTGGGGCAGAGTGCAATAGCACCTGGACCCAATTTCTCCTTCTCCTGACTCAAGATATACTGCGTGCGAATTGTTCTTAAAATCTTAGTTAAGGCGGCGTCTTCATCGGGTTCGTCTTCCGACCCCGCTTCGCTAGCGTCGTCGCCGTCCATTTCGACACGTGCTGCAGGGGGTGCGGCCGCGGCAGCAGTACGTGTCTCCTCAGGAAGTGCAACTGTCTCTTTTGCCGGTCTCATCTGGTCGACTGTTACACTGGTGAAGCAACAGGGCAGGGCAAATTTATTGGGGTGTTTGTTGTCCATGTAACCGATAATACTGTGAATTACACCTGAACCCTCCTTTCCTGGACGTCTGAACACAGTCTGCCCTGGTGCAGGCTTCTCCAGATTATCGACAATTCGTCCTGCACAGAAGGGGCACGACATAGGGGCCTTAGCTTGACCCAGACGATTTACCGAGCCCGTGAACTCCGAAGGGATCAGTGGTTTGCCATCACGCACACACCAGTACTCAGGACAGATAAAGTAATAGGGTTTCTCAGGGTTGGATCCAGCACGAGCTACAAACCACAGCGGTTTCTTTGGTGCCTCGCCGCCCTTGCGGAGAATGCGACAGAACTGTCCCTGTATCGAATTTTCGGCACAGAGAGTCTTCTCCAATAAATCCCTCAATTCCGCCTTCTTCTTCAGAGGCTTACCCTTGGCATCCACAATCTCCTTGAATCCGCGTTTCAACATAGCATCTATCAACTCCTTGTTACCGAGTTTGTTCACATCCATAATGATATTGTCTGGCGGCGGCAGGAAGACCCACTCTACCTCATTGCCGTACTCCGCAACAAGTGCATCCAATTGTTCCGCCACAAGGATGTTCGGCTGTCTGCCGGCAGAGAACTGACAGGTGCGGCTGTAGACTGTTACTGTCTTGTCACCCGCCTGTGAATAGCCAAACAGTCTGTTATCGTACCTGTCCAACTGTGACTTGTACCAGACTCTCAGAGATTCGAGTGTCTGTGTCGGTGCGGCCATCGCTGCAGCCGCTGCAGCGGCGGGCCTAGCTGGAGGTGGCGGCGGCGGCGGTGCAGCCTCATCCTCGTCGCTCCCTTCATCGTCGTCGTTCAGTAGGTCCATCCAGCGGGCGGCGTCAGGAACGACGGCTGCGGGTCTTGCCGCCTTTGACGCGTTAACTACAGGGGCTTTGGGGGCGTTTGGCACTGCTGCTGCAGCAGCAGCACCAGACGGTTTGTAATAGAGATATGCCGTAAGGATCCCCATAATCCGTCTATACGTCTTCTCCGAGTCGATCCCTACAAGAGAGACAAAATAGACGGGATGAGAGAGTGTTATCTCAATGTCCACACCGGTATTGTGTGCAGGGACCATCTCTGTACCTGCTGCTGCGACTGCACCACGCCTGTCATACCACTCGTCAAAGAGACGCCTGGCGTCTGCTGGGGTGCGGTCAAACTCTCTAACTATCTCCCCTACAAACGTCAGAATCCGTTCCTCTATATCTCCCTCGGTATCGTCATCTAAGATCCGCTTCGTCAGATACGCATAGACGGCTCCCTCCTGTTCATAGTTGTTCACTGCCTTCCACTTCATACTGATCTTTGAGGTGGAAGGCTGGTAGGAGGCGGCCTCAATGAAGGGGCTGAAGAATTCAAGGCGTTCAGTCATCTGTTGGTGGGTCTGTTTAGGACCGGTGATCTCAATCCGATAGGTGGCGGAAAGAGCCTCTAGATTGATCTTCACACGTTCATAGCCGAGGGATTCAAGTGCAGCATTCAGGAGTGCAATGGCCTCTTCGTAGGTCTCGCGTTCCAGCAACATGTCCTTACGAGCGGCCTCCAGAGTAGCGGTCGCCGTTCCATCCTCTAACCAGACGATAGTGAGAGCGACATTACGAGCGGCACGCGGCTGTTCACTCAGGGAGGGAAAAGGGATCTTGGCTACCAGTACGGCACCATAGTCGCGGATCGGCTCGTCTATAATGAAACTCTGCAACATATCCGCATCAGAGATGAGTGGGAATCCGGACGGGCCGGCCGCCAGCTTCAGAAGGGGGGTCCCGCTTACGGGGTAGAAACGGAGAAAGGGGAGGTGTCGTGAAGTCTTGAACTCGTAGAAAAGAAGATCCAGCGATTTTGATCTGTCGACTGCTGGGAGTGTGGCTACCCAACGACGGAGCTGGCGGAGCTTGAAATGCTCGGCCGTCTTCACACGCGGTTCATTCAGAATTCTATCGATCGTAGCAATACGATCGTTTTTGAGGCGGATATAGTCACTGGCCGTCTTGAAGGATTCATCTTTGACCTCCAGCGCCTCTTCCTTCGTCTTCAGCTTTGGAAAGTAGAGCTTGATATAGCCCTCGAAAACCGCCTTTGACTCCATCTTGGTACCGATCAGGCGGACCAGGGTCTCTAGATTCCAGACATGCAGTTCAGGCGGTCTGTCAAAAAGAGTCTCAAAAAGCAGGCCCTCGTTGATGCTAGGGTAGATAGCCTTGCGGGCACCCGTGGCGTCCACAAGGCGGCTATCCGGCTTACCTGGCGTAGCAAAGGGTGACGGTACACCGTCTGCCAACGTCGATCGGTCGTTCCACGTCATGTCGACCGGCATATAGAGGTTGTTTGGAAGCTTGTATGCGACCCACTGCCTGCTGGGTGCCCACTCGGGTTCTCCACCGTGGGCTATCCAGATCTGACGCTTCAGGTCCGCCATGGTTGTGAAACCATAGATAGGTTCTATGTAAAATGAACCGGGTGCCTCCTCGTGATCACTGTGTTCAAAGACCTCAAGCCGCTGGGGCTCCAGGGAGGTCAGTCTTTTTGGCTCTATGACCTCCATCTCTACGATCAGGGGGTGTTTTAATGAACGATTTTGACGCTCATAGAGTTAACTGCATAGATGCAGTTAACTCTACATAATTCGTTACGGTCTCTAAGCGGGATGGGTTCCATCGTTCTCTGTCTCCTTGTACTTAGGCGAGTCCGTGATGTGAACACCACAGTACTCTACCGGATGGGCGGCGAAATCCTGATACTTGTAGACACCCAGTGTCTCGGCGCGCTCTAAAAGCCACGCAAAGTGATTCCAGAATTCCTTTGTGTGGCCAATAGACTTGGTGCCGATGTGAGACATCTCGTGCAGGGCGACAAACATAATAATATTCTCGCCTACCAGCTGTTCAGACTCATTACGCTGTCGGAGGCACATATAGACCTTCTCACCCTTGTTCACACTGTACGAGGTGAATGCGGCATCGGGTGTAGACTCAGCGAATCGCTCTGGGGCAGCGTCAAAGTTCTTGATGATCTGCATTACAAAGGGGCGATCCTTATAGGTCTGTTCCAGGTACTTCATCAGACGGAGGATCTTCTCGCGAATGCGGGCTAGATGGTCGGCCGCCTCTTGTTTGTCTGGAAGATTGCGTACCAGGTACTGACGACTGTCCACACCTGATGTCACGAGTGCCATCTCGTATTTATCCTTCTTGTACTGAAATGCACCATATGCAGCAGTGGCTATTCCTAATACTAGTGCGACGCCCCCTAAGTCGGACATCCCCTACTTGGTCGTCATAAAATCAACTTGGACAGGTGATTTTATGATATTTGATCTGACTGCTGAGTGTTTAACCGATCTCAAGGGAGCGGCGGTTGACGTCGGGCTCGATAGTGGCCTGGTTCCAGATCGAGACCTTCACCTGAGGATTCGGCGGGTCGCTGCGAAGCTGGTAGTTGGCGTTACGGAGGGACTGACCGATCGTGTTGACGCCGATGAGGGCACCCGCACTGAGGTAGTTCTTGCCGGCAATATCACCCTGGCCCATAGGGTTGACCTGAGCCCACTTTGAGTTGGGGTCGTTAGGGAGGAGCTCGCTGGGATTGATCTGGTCCTTGGGATAGCAGTTCGAGGGCTTCTCAGCATCCTTGAACGGCATCGGGGCGGGCGTCAACGTCTCGAAGCCCTCTACCGTCGACTCAGCGGCTACGGCGGCCGGTGCACCCGTGTTGTTGTTAACAGCGTGGTTCGAGTTCGCGTTGTTGTAGGCCTCCTCTGCTCCGTTGGCGTTGTTAGCGAACTGGTTCATGCCGGGTAGATTCGAGTCAGACGCCGGGACGACATTGTTGTAGTTCATAGCGTTGTTGTTGGCAAAACCCTCCTTTCTGCCAGCCTTCAGGACACCGCCCAGCGTGGGGTCCAACATGTAGAAGATGGCGGCACCGACGGACACGATTAAAAGAGAAAGTACGATGTCTCTGGTCTCCATTTACTACCTTTTGAGAGTGTTTTTTGTGGCTGCTCTTACCGTTTCAATTCTCCTCTGCCGCCTCCTCAGCTTCAGAAAAATCGGAGATGTCGTATTCACTAAAGGAGGACTCATTGTCATTGATATTGAACTCCTCAAAGTATCGCTGGGTCTCCACCTCCGCCGCACGCCGGGCCAGAATAGCCTTGAGTCGGGCCTCCTTAACACGCTCCTTTGTTGCGAATTTCCGGGCATTGTACTCCGCGTCCGTGTGGAGTCGGAGAGTATCCGTAGCGTCGGAAGGGACCGTCTCGTCAATCAGGTTGATCTCGCGGATCTCATTGTCGTTCGCGGGGGGCTGTTCATCCCAATCGAAATCGACTACCGGGGTATTTTCAACATAGGTCTTGATGTGCCACGTGGGAATTATACCGGACTTCTGAATATTGATTCCTGTCAGTTCAATAACACCCACACCATCCTTCGGGATGGTGGGAACAGGGAGACTGCACTGTATGAGGAGCGCACCGGACGAGTCTATCACCACCAAGGGGGCAAGCAGATTCTCAAGCGTCTTTCGTGTAGGCGACGTCTTAAATAGTGTCTCCTTCGCATCATAGAGAACTGTTAAGAGACGTGCCCTCAACGAATCAGTAGCTCTCATCCATTCTGAATTAGCGACCCAGGCCGCGGCTACGTAATGGAGTTCGGGTGTCTGGACGGGCTCGGCTAAACGGATTCGAAACCCTTCCGTCGAGCGTTCTGGTGTAAGGAGTTTCATGTTTATCGGACTGAGGGAATCTTGTAAGCGTATTTAACCGCAATATCTAATCTGATTTTCAGTTAATGGAGACTGTGGTCCGCACGGAGCCGCTAAAGTCGAACCAGACGGCCCAGGTGCAGCAGGCCCAAGTGCAGCCCCGGGATAAGTTCGCGGAAGCCGGTACCGATATGATGATTCATATTACTGACAAAGTCGTTGCTCTCACCCGTAAGCCCGAATTTATAGACAGACTGCAGGCCGTCCTAGATCCCCTCATCAATCATATCATCAACCGTGTATTTCCTTATATTTTACTGACTTCTATCCTGTTTCTGATACTGCTTCTTGTCTCTGTGACGACCTTTGTCATTGTTGTACGTGGATGGCTATCGGCTATGAGAAGTGTCGACCGGAGTCTGACTACCGGTCTCCCCGATGAATGGTTCCCTGCTGCGGCTGCCACTTAACGAATTAAACTTGGTAGACTAATAATGTCTAATCAGAATCTCGTCGACGCGGTCCGTAATTGGGTACATTTCGACAACCTCTGTGTAATGTTGAATAAACAGATGGTCACTGCACGTAATATGAAAGCCTCTTTTGAAGAGAGGGTTTTGAGCTTGATGGCAGGCACTAAGCGGCTGCGTATACAAGGAGCGATATTAGAGCCCGCTTCTAAAAAGTCGGCCACGAGTCTCAGTTGGACCGGTCTAGAGGAGGCCCTACACAAGTACTATTCGACTAACAAGAAAACCGATGAGACCGCGGCGATTTTGGCTTTCTTACGTGATAACCGTGGGTCCAAATCACAGATCTATCTGAAGAAGACAGCTCTTACAGAGGTCCCTCAGAATGTGATCGAAGATGGTAAATAGATTGCTTGTCACCAGCAAAAGTCAAATTCACTGAGTGAATTTAACTTTTTATTTTGAGCGGCACCGGTTAAGCCGACCAGGAGCCGCGGCTCCACGGCAGGACCGTAATATTCTCCATCTCGTCCCTGAATTTCTGAACCTTCTTATCGAATTCTATCTCTTCGGCTGTTGGCGGAAGACCCGTATCGGTGTTAAAGGCGAGCTCATCTGTGTCCTTTTTCTGAGGCCGGGCACCGAAGCAGTTGACACCGAAGCGGATTTCGGGGTTGTCAAACCGACCGCCGTTTACACCGGGCTTACCACATGAGTTACGGTATTCATGGGGACCTGTCTGAAGCTTGTTCCAGGTAGCCTCACTGGTGGGATAGACCGCCATCTGTCCCTTCACCCAACCGTAGTTGCACCAGTCAGCACCGTGTTTCTGTGCCTTCTTCACCTGGTCGAACGTTGCCAGTTCTGCACCCATCGCCTTACAGAGCGGGGCGGCATCATCGTATGTGTAGATATTACGGTTAATATTGAAAATCTGCTTACCGGGTCCGAAAGCCTTCTCCATGCTGTCTAACGCCTTATCAAAGAGACCTGGTCCTTCGATGGCTCCTGGCATTCCACTGGGCCGTTCATCGGGGTTGAACGGTCCGCGACCATCAAGAGATCCACTGGAATGGTCGCCCCCGCTGCGGCCACCGCTACCGTCATGAGCAGAAGACCCGTTCGGGGGCGGGGGCACCAAGGAGAGTGCACCTGTGACGTCACCGTCTGCCGTAGTGCTGATATCCACCTGCTCCTTATTGCCAAATACGCCCTTCAGCTTGTCCCAGCCCATCTGGACCGTGTATCCATAGGTCTTGAAATAGAGATAGATTCCTACAAAGGCTCCCACGAATAAGAGGGCTGTTCCGATTATTGCGGCGTAGGGGCCAAAAGTGGTCGAAAAAAAAGACGGTGCTGGACCATTGTTAGCGGGCCCTAGAAACGGGTCAAATCCTCCTCTATGCGGGGGCATCTCTACTACTCCTTTCTATCTTTTGTGAAGAGACTGGGTGTGACGTAGTCCTTGCGGGTCATCATAACAACGTAAGTGTCCTGATTGACTATGGAGGCGGTGTCGGCAAGAGTGATAGACGTGTCGTCGTAGTTCAGCCAGGTACCGTTATGCTTCGCGTAGGCCACATAATGTCCGCCTCGGGAGACTCCGTGATGCTCGACAATAGCGTAGGTGTTGTAGTTCGGTCTGGCGTTACGGGTGACACCAGGGAACGCGATCCAGCGACTCATATCCGTGTTCTCCAAGCTGAACTCGACCTTTGTACGGAGCTTCTGCGTAGAATTATCGAACCGCTTGAACGAGATAATCAGGTGGAGCGGAAGGCGACTAATATAGCTCTCACGCGTCGCCGTACAGTGGGCCTTGCATTCGTCGCATTTGTAGCCCTCAACCGTTTCCGACTTGAGGGCCAGACCGATACAGTCGTCGATTGTGGCAGTACCACTTGCTGGCAGTGGACACTTCAGCATCATCCAGGGCTCGAAACGAACGCCCTTAAACTTACACGCGTCGCACGTGGTAGTCATCATCGTCTGACCGAAGAAGTTCTCCACGATCGGACTGTACTCCTTCTTATAGAAGCTGGTCCAGGCCTCCAACGCCTTAATCTGGATCATGTCGTCCGTGGTCTTTGCATTACCGACAATCTCCATCTGGACCTGGCGTGCCAGACCCATGTGCAGGCTCTCCAGAACGAAGTTGATGAATTCCGAGGCGTCCTGCTGGCCGCCCGTCGCCAGATCCTCGTAGGCCGGCGAGTCCTGGCAGAGACGGTTAGCAGTACCGACGAATCCACGCGGGGCCATGGAGGCGCGGAACTTGATATCGTCGCGCCAGAGCCCCTTCACCACATCGGCAACCTCTTCGACAATAGGCGTGGAATTGCGGTCGGCCTTCATATGCTGCTTATAAGTGTCGCTGTGGAAGTACGCGACCAGTTCGGGACAGTAGCGGATTGCTTGTACGCCCGCGTTCAGGAAACAGGTGTTGCCCAGGTTGGTGAGGCCGACGCGGCCGTTGGCTTTCTCGGAGTCCATTGTTTTATCTATGGATGGTCGGTTTAAGAGCATTTCATTTTTTCTGGTTGTACGGATTTAAGAAAATTTGACTTATAAGTGGTAACCAAGACTAGAGTAAAATGTCCTACAACCAGGTCTACGAATACGAGCTGTTGGATGACGTACACAACCTCTTTCCAGAGTTTCTCTACGACAATGTGATCTTCCCTTCCGATGCAAATGTTATGATTGGATGGATCCGCTATCGGATGGCCAATCTCTTCCCCCAGACCTATCGTAATCAGCGCGGCCTCTATATGCAACAGCGGGCTGCTGCACAGCGGGAGAGTTTCGATGACTGGATGTTTCTCATTAATCGACCTGTAATGACTCCGCCGCGACAGATCCGTATGCGGGATTACGGGCCATCGCCTGCTACGACGTGGCCACCGGCTATTGCTGCACTGCTGACCTCGCCTACTACCGGCTGGGGCGGTAGCGCTTACACGACACCTCAACGGATGCCTAATCAGTTTATCGGTTCAGCAAATCTCGGTGCACTGCTTGGGACCTTCTTTGATGCTATTCCTGTGAACGCAACCCCTGGAGAAATAGCAGCCGCCTCCACCATTATGGCACATACCGAGGTCACTCAAGAGACTATCTGTGCTGTATGTCAGGATCACGAGCCGGCATCGCCGCGTGCGGCCGCAGCACCAGTCTCATGGCGTAAGCTCAATCGGTGCGGTCATCTCTTTCACATTAGTTGCGTTGACAACTGGTTTGCTCGCAACGCTCATTGCCCGGTCTGCCGTGCTGATATTCGCGAGGCAGCTGCTGAGGGGATGGCAATGTGAAAAAATTGATATCACAATCGCTAGCCAGAAGTAGGGTAGCAGAGATGTGCAGCACCATCCTCAGATCTATCCACACTATGCTCTTCGGCACAAAGACCGAAAGTGCAGACGAATATTACAACGATCACTTCTCACCCGCCGTAAGGAACGCCCTTGCTGGAGCCGGTCCACGGTCGCGCAGACGGAATATGTACCACCAGAGCCAGCGTAGCTATCTGTATCCGGTCGCACCTGTAACGCGGCCGTACCACCAGAGCCAGCGTAGCGATCCGGATCCGGTCGTGCCTGTCATGCAGCCTGGTCTCAGTAGCCTTGCGGCCTGTGTTGCAGAGTGTGCCATCTGCCAGGAGGTGGGCCGTGGGGCAGCCAGTCGCATCAATACCTGCGGGCACGTCTACCACACGGCATGCCTCAGTCCCTGGTTGGTGACCAACTCGACGTGCCCGATGTGCAGGGCGACGGTCTGATCAACCCACATACAGAACAGTGTCTGCTAAGGGCTTCAGGTCCAGGGGGACCGATTTTTGGCACCCAGAGTCATAAAAGACTTTTTGAATTACATGGTCAGGCGTGCGGTACTGATTGAAACGATTCAGTACGGCACCGACAGATTCACCGGGATTGACCGCGGTTTTCAGCTGTTGTCCCAGCGTCATGAACCCAGGATTTTTGCGATTAACAGAGACTGTGGTAGCGGTCAGTAAGAGAGAGACCATCGCTTTTATAGGAACAGCCGATTTTTGGAATCGCCTGCTAAACGCAGAAAATTGAGCTTTGTCGCCGAGTTCAGGGTCCAAGTAAGAGACAATGACCGACTGCCAGATCTGTTGCGAACCCTTTAACGGATCCACACGAAAGAAGTGCACCTGTCCGTACTGCCGAGCAGACTACTGTCGCGAGTGCGTAGGGACCTGGTTGACCACCCTGGTCGACGAGCCCCGCTGCCTCAACGACACTTGTAAGAAGGGCTGGACACGCGAGTACATTGACACCATCGTAACGAAGGTCTGGCGGGATGGCGTCTACCGCGAGTACCGCGAGAAGCTGCTGATGGACCGCGAGCGGTCGCTGCTGCCTGCGACGCAGCCCCGTATTGAGGCTATCAACGAGGCCAAGCGGATCGAGCGCGAGGTGATCACCGAGATGCGGGCACGCCGCAAGGAGATCCAGGTTCAGCTCCGTCTATTGCAGCAAGAGGAGGTGGGGATTCAGCAGCAGGTCTGGGATCTGCAGAACCACTGTGCACGGCTACGCGAGGGGGTTACCGAGGTTGTCGAGAAGCAGAACAAGAACTTCGTACGCCGTTGTCCTGCCGACGGCTGTCGTGGCTTCCTGTCCACTGCCTGGAAGTGTGGCGTCTGCGAGCTCTACTCCTGTTCCGACTGCCACGAGGTCAAGGGCGTGGCACGCGATTCCGATCACACCTGTGATCCTGGCAATGTGGAGACGGCTAAGCTGCTGGCCAAGGACACTAAGCCCTGCCCCAAGTGCGGAGAGATGATCACCAAGATCGACGGCTGCGACCAGATGTGGTGTATCTCCTGTCATACCGCATTCAGCTGGCGTTCGGGTCAGGTGGCAACAGGCGTGGTCCACAATCCCCACTACTACGAGTGGCAGCGGCGTCAGGGCGGCGGCGAGGCACCTCGTGTGGCCGGCGACGTGCCGTGCGGTGGCTTCCCCGAGTGGGGTGACGTGCGACGTGCAATCCTCAAGCCCGGTAACGGGGCCTATCCTGGCTGGGTCTCTATTCTGGAGTTGGCACACCGCCGCATCAGCCACGTACAGAACGTCGACATGAACGCTCTGGCACGCGACGGGATCAACGTGAACGACAACATCGACCTTCGTATCCAGTACCTCTTGAAGGAGATCAACGACGACGGTATGATGGGGACACTGATCAGTCGCGAGAAGAAGCTGGAGAAGGACCGCGAGGTCCGGCGTGTCTATGAGACGCTGACGGGGGCGGGAGCGGATATCTTCCGTCGGATTATCACTGTCGGTACGGAACGAGGTGACGGCACCGAGGTAACTGTATTCAAGCCCCTGATCAGTGAGCTGGACGAACTTCGCAAGTTCATCAATGAGGCACTTGACTCGCTGCGTCGCCGCTACACGGCCACCATTCACGGCTTTGACGAGAGTTGGGAGCGACTCTCGTTGAAGAAGAGTCAGGCCGGTGTCGTGGCCGCACCGGCGACTATAAAGACGCCCTACGGTCTCTTCGTCGAGGCTCTGACCAAATGGCTGGAGGCCTACAACAAGATGCCCAAGACCTTTACGGCAGAGCAGGACGGGCGGATCCTACTGAATCCGGCGCTGCTGGGTCTGAGAAAACTGGCACGACTGATCAATCAGTTCCCCGTCTCTAATCGTGCACTGATTACGGCCGCTAACCGGGTCCTCAACTACAGAGAGTACGACGTGAAATACACGATGTACGCGTCCGGTCTACAGCTGAATGCACATCAGCACCAGTACTACGCCCGACAGCGGGACCACTACCTGCCTGCGTTGGCAGAGTGGGATAAGCTGCTGGTTAACACCAGTCTGATTGTGGAGAAGGAGATGAACACCATTGCTGAGGCAGCTGTCTGAAAAAATTGAAGACATCATATTTGCATAGACGATGTCAAGAAGACCGAACACTCAGAAAGATGAGCACAGACACGTTCGTTAACATTCTGCCGGGCAGGCTGGTCACGTGGTCGACGGAGACCAGTGGGGTCGCCTTCGGCATCGTGATCTCTAAAGACACTGCCGCCGGAACCTGTGTGGTCAAGACGATTTCCGACGAATCGGTCATCCTCCAACTCAAGGCGGTCATCGTACAGACTGGATGCACGGGCTGCGGCGACATGTCGCGCGGCGGCTGCCTGGTCTTTGGAAGTTGCGGTGGCGGGCCTGGTGCGCCGCCTTAAGGTCGGTGCGTACGCGTCTTACGGCAGACACGGCGAGTTTTTTTACGTCTACCGCCTTTAGGCACCACTAGCCTAGGGTCCAGCATATTTTTATCAAGTGCCAGATAACAGATGTCATCGACGCACTGCTCATCGTGCAGCGTGTCGCCTGTGGAGCAGATGTCAACGCCTAAATAGAGCTGACTCAAATCATTAGCTTCTCTGGTGTCACACTTTGACTTTATATCAAAGATCCAATCGGGAATAGACTTTTGCGACCGTGCCCCGTTTTTCTTAGTGAGATTACTGCGTTTTGTCCTGAGTTTTGTACCTCTATCGCCTTGTGCATAACACAACATCTTATTCAAGCGAACATTGGTGTAGGGCAGCGTGGCATTACCCGTTAACTCCATAAAACCGATCGTATCAGCCTCCGGAAAAAGAGTTATTATAGCCCGTAACATAAATGTCATCCAGTATGGCTCTGCGGTTCGTGTGTATATAACAATGCTTGCGGCGGGTCCTCCATTATGCTCTCTGTATACGCTATCATCGGGATTTAGACGTGTCATTCGTGCATCTAAATTCCACTTCAACTCAAGATACTCGTCAGGATAGATCTTTCTGAATTCGGGGTAGAACGCCACGGCCAGTTTTAAGAAAGCGTAAAAAGCGTACTCCTCTTTGACACAGAGATGTATCTTATATTCCAACGGCCTCTCCCGCCTCTCTTCCCTGAATCTACCGCGCTTATCTAGCACATTCAAACGTAGAAAGAGGTTAGACGGCTGTGATGCCATATTAAATAAAGCGGACTCGATACCAAGTAGTTTCGACAGAGCCGTCTCACGTACATCCTCCGCGCTACCGGTAAACGGACCAACACGCTGAGTTAGAAATCCTACGAACCCTCTCCACGCCGATGGAGTAACGTATGAATACGGCGGTACTCTGTAGAGAGTGTCGTACAAGCTAAATCTGTATTTATCAAATTGATCGCCTCTTTTGAGCTCTTCTACATCAAGGTTGCTCAAGTAGGCTTGTACTATTCTACCAATCTCCTCATCGCCCATCATAGGCACTGATTTCTGAACCTCGACACTGTATCCACTCTCATCGGGTGCAATATCTGGCTCAACGTATATGAGCATCCTAGTATATAAACATAAAAAATCTGCCGGTTTAAGACTTTATAAAATACTAGTAGACAAGGGATGGCTCGCAACATAGTGCAGGCTCTGCAGAATCAGGGCCCTACGATAGTTTTTATGTGGGTCTGTTCACTCCTCTTAGTCTACCCTGAACGAGGCCTGATCAATGTTACACTGGGAATTGTAACTATGTATTTTTGGGCCTATTTCATACACCGCTCCTTACATATCATCCCCACATGGATGAGTACACACATGGAGTTCCATCACGCACCTGCAGATGCGAAGCCGCTGCCACGTTGGCTAGAGCTGGTCTTTGAGACTGTGACCGATCTGGGGATGAATCTTCCGCTGATCTTTTTGCAGTGGCTTGCCGGTTATCAGTTCGTGCATCCCCTGATCGTAGTCTTCTATACACTGACGTACATGTCTACGCATATTATCAATTACAGTATGTTTGGCTCGCAGACACATCGTTTGCACCACACAGAGCTGAATAAGAATTTCGGCCCCGATACCGTCGATCATATTATTGGGTCAAATTACGATGATTCGTTTGAGGACATGACGCCGATCCTGTTTAATTCGGCTGTGGCCTTCGTTATTGTCGGCTATATCAAAGATGTTGTGCTTTTAAGGGACCAGTCGAGATGTTGAACGAGGCACTGATCAGTCGCTTTGCACTGTACGGCGTGGTCTTCGGGTCTGCTGCGGCCCTGATTGTACGGCCCGACTACTTCTGGTGGCAGGGGCTCCTGGGAGCTGCGGTGCTGCACGTGGCCGGTTATCTGATCTACCGCTATCTTGACAAGTCCGTGTGGCCCGAGGTACTGTCTGGTGTCGGTCTTGCTACTGTCGGTCTACAGGAGTGGATGGGTGTATGGGTCGTACCCAACTCCGTTGTAAGTCTGTTTACACTTACAGCGGTCTCTGCTGTGGGATTTGATCAGCTCGAGCGACTGGATAGTGTGGCACTGAATGCAGTTGCTGCGTACTATATCTGTCGCTTAATCAAAAATCACGTCACTTGGAATAATTAGGAGTGTGTAGAGACGGATCGCACACGTGATCAGCAGTGCTCCTACGACAATCTCCTCGAAATCGCCGATAGGGATCTGTTTGTAGTCTAAGACCATGAAGGCCCGACCCATTTTGGAGGTAGAGAGGTCCTGCTCCCAATCCGTCATGATGCAGCCCTTGAAGAACCGTATCATGACAAGCAGGGCTACCAGACAGGCCAGGGTAGCAAAAGCTGTTTCGGGAATGCGTGAGAAGAGGACGCCGTACGACATTATGAGGCAGAGAACAAGGTGTGCTACTGTGACCAGATGCCCCAACATCTGGTCTAACGTGCGAACTGTTTGATGAAGTCTGAACGTGCCTGTGTTGCCGACTGCTGGCGCTGCTGAATCGTGGCAACCTTACGGAACTTGTCGATGTCCTCAAGAATCTTACCGAAGAGGAGCTTCTCCGCCAGACGTTCGCGAGCGTCCACGGGCTTCTTGGCCTTGTTGGCCGCCTCGAGTTCGGCTTTCGTGACACCAGGGAGCTTCTCTACCACCAGGCCGAAGACCTGTGCCACCGGCTTGGCGATCTGGTTTGTGATATAGAATGCATAGTCTGGGTTCAGACCGTGCTCCTTGATATAGGTCGGTGTCTCGATCCGATCACCCTGATGCGTCGAGTTGGGTGGAGCAGGGATGTAGACGAATGGGATCCGCTCACTCGTGCTCGGCTTATTACCTGGATCACGGACACCGATCCGCTCCGCCAGAACCTTGTGTGCCGGCGGCGTCGGTGTCTTGTACTCTGCCCGCAGCGACTTTGTGATCGTAAGCTTCGTAATGGGGAACTTCCCCAGGACGAGCTCCTTACACGCCTGCTGGGCGAAGTTGAATGCGGCAGTAATGTCCTGCTTGGTCAGGATGTTCTCAATCACACCGCCATAGACGTATTTGACAATAGGGGCGTTGTCACGCCGCTTCATCACGATCCCCATGGCCTTGCGATGGAAGTCGTCTGGCTCCAGGCCACCCTCCGTCATGTCGCCTACGTAACGCTTCTTGGAGAGCAGGCAGAACGTCTTAAACGCCTTGTCGAACTCGAAGTCGTGCGGAGCCTTCAGACAAGACGAGACCAGCTGTCCCGCCTCGATCGTCAGATCTTTGGCCAGGGCCACCGCAGGGAGACCCGAGAGCCGCTTCCCTGTTTTTGCGTCCTTGGGCCGCCAACGGATGAACAGAGAATCCGTATCACCGTAGACGGCCATTGCGTCGCAACGCGGGTCCTTGTTGTTGCCATAGATCGACTCAATACACTCCTTCGCGAAGATCAGCTGCTTGCGACCGTAGGCCGTCGTGGAGGCGGCCAGCACAATGCGACGGATCTTACTCGTACCCGAGCCCAGCTGTCCGTAGAGCGAGTTTGCCGTCAGCTTGTAGGCCAGCTGCTGAGCGTCCAAGAGGGCCTTGCGAAACTCGTCCGTCTCCTTCTCGGCCAGCTTACGTGAGGCCTTACGGGCACTCAGCAGCTTCGCCAGAATGTTGGGGATGGTCGACTTCTGGTTGTTGGGCGGCTGGGCAAACCGTGCCACCCGCTTGCCGTCCGTGATCTTGGTCGGATGCTTACGCTTATCCTCCGGATCGTTGATCAGGACGTCGTACTCGATGTCGACGTAGCCGATACCCGGCAGATTGTCGTACTTGTCCGAGCCCTCCTGCAGAACCACGGTACCGTTCGGCTTGTAGTCCTTCACCCAGACCACGCTGCTGTGGCAGAGGTTCTCACTGATGATAGTTGATGGGTAGAGCGACGAGAAGTCGGGCACACCTACCGGATCATCGTCGAAGTAGATCCCTGTGACAGGATCCAGGACAAAGGCCCCCTCATAACCCTCCTCTGCCGGTGCCTCCACCTCGCCGTCGGCGTTGATCACCGGCGGCGGAGGCTCACGACCGAAGCCGTTTTTGGGGGCAGGAAGGACCTCGATCAGACGGTCCTCCAACCGGCACTCCTTAAAGACCAACGACTCGATCTTTACACCCTGACCCCGCATGAAGATGAAACTGACGGGGACAGAGCAGACGTTTGCCATTGCCACGGCGTTGTTCAGAACCTCCAGCTTCATGAAGATCTCCATCGTCAGATCGCAGTCCTGCAAGCAGTAGCGGGCGATCTTGGCCCGATCGGCACTGGACCCGCGCTGAAGAGCGAAGAGCTCCTTAGGGCTCACATCGTCCTTCACCTGAGCCCAACGGACAGGCGGTAGACCGTGCTCCGCCAACTTGGCCTGGGCATCAGGCACAGCGATGATGATCGCCTTGGCCTCGACGCCGACGATCATAGCCTTGTCTAGCACGTGATCGTTATCGTCGTCCATCAGAACGATGAAGCGACCTGCTACCGCCCCCTTCGTGGACTTTGTGGGGACGCGAAGCTGCCCATTGGGCAGGGGCTCTACCTTGCCCGTGATCGAACCCGACATGAACGTGGCAGCTACGTTGTCCAGACTGTAGGAGTCCAGATTGTAGTTGCGGCGAATATAGGGGAGAAGATCCACCTTTAGGCGACCAGGGCTGTTGATGAAGTGCATCGTATTGTCACCCATTGCCGCCGAGCTGAGGAACTTCTCCACCAGCTTGGGCTTACCCGAAGAGAGGCGAGACCAGGACATACACGTCGGTGTACAACCCAGCTCCTCCGCCCGCTCCCAGATATAGCGTTCATCGAAACCGAATCCGTTGTACGTGATCATCACGTCCGGATCGGTCTTGCCCAGCCACGCATGAAAGGCCGTCAGAAGCTTGCTCTCCATATCGAAGGGATAGACGTGGATCGGCACTGTGCTGGCCGAGGGCGGAGCCACCTTCTCGCGATCGCACGTGCCCAGGACGAAGATGTGCTTGGCCTCGGGCTTGTTGTTGCGATAGAGCACAATACCGATCTGGACGATCTCGTCGCCCTTCACGACGCCCAGACGGACCTTCTCGGTAAGATAGTCGTCGAGCTGAGAGATCTTCTCGTCGAACTTCAGATCAGTCTTGTCCAGATAGTCCTCTAGCTCAGCCGGCTCAGGGAACTCGTTCAGAACAGCCTCTGCAGACCAAGGCTTCTTGGATTTCAGATAGACCGATTGCAGTGGACCCTTACTGGGACGGCCCTCGGAGCCCGCGTTGATAGCCTCTGCAATAGCCTCGGCTGCCTCCTGGGCTGTCTTGATCTCCTGCTCTAGTAGCTCGCGGGCCACCTTTCTCCAGGTCTTCTTCGGCTGTGGGAAGTCGCCGTGGCTGGACATACACTCAATATCCCAGACCGCGTGCAGAAGCGGAGCCAGCGTGAGTCGCGTCCTGTCCGCCTCGATCTTGTCCCACTCGATGGTGTAGCGAAGAGCTGTGGTCGCCTCATCTGACTCCGACTCATCGTAGTGGAATTGAGGGAGTTTCATCCAACCGGCTGGCTCCAGATCACGCATGTGGAAGAAGCGGAGTACGGGATCGATGTTTGCCTCGTAGACCTTCAGCTTGTAGTACTGATCGCCAATGCGGATCGACTTGGGCTCCGTGGTACCGGTGAGGAGAAGATCCTTCAGGCGACGCCACATACCGATGGAGGGGACCTCGACACGGAGAAAGCGGTGAAGCTCATTGTTGTCGAAGTCGAACAGCTTCTTGTGACGTTCCTCTACGATGCGAACGTGACGACGAGCCTCAGGCGTATTGTGGACACTTGAGAGAAGATAGGACTCAAGATAGTGACGCTGCTGCGTGGTCCACTCTTCAGGGAGCTGTACGTAGAAGTAAGGACGAAAGCCCTTCACCTCCACGCAGATCGACTTCCCCTTGTCTGTCGCCCCGAAGAGAAGAATCTGGAAGCCCTTCTTCTCGTCGTCAGGCGACGGCCTGTTGGCGGGATAGTACGTACGCTTCGGCTTCCACGTGCTGCCACTCGAGAGACTCTGATTATCAGCGGCTCCGCCTGGGGCGGCATCAAGGATGTACTCGTCGCGTGCGACGAAATCTAGACACTGGAATACGATACTATCGTTTTGCATTGTCGTTGTTCTTGTCATTTCAGAACACGTTTGGTTGGAGGTCAATTTTGCCCATTAAACCCGGGAACGTGTTTTGCGACGACGGCCGCCACCACGTCGTGCCTTACGTGTAAGACGTGCATTTGAACCGGTCCCCTTCTTGGGCGGGAGGAGCTGAGTCGCCCCCAGAAGCAAGACACTAGGACCCGCCTGCATCAGGGCCTGTGTTAGTGCGGCATAGAGGCTACCGCCACGCATCGGCCCCATTCTGGGAGCGGCAGTCGCCCCTATGGTGAGACCCTTACTGGGCTGTAGAGTGTTGTGCACCGCTACCTTGGTATTATTCAGATTGCGACGTGTGTTCAATGACGCAGCAAACTCTGTGCCGGGCGGCATTGTCGTCAGCTCCTTGGTCATAGTGCTCTTGTCACGAATATTGGGAACGGCATTGGTATTTCCCTCATACTTCTCAATAGTCCCATTGGGAAAGACCTTCAGCACGGTGGGGTATCCCGGTATCTTGGCCTTCTTGAGCAGCGGTGAGTGATCAACCATATCGTGATGAACCATAGCCATGTTTGCTGTCCGTCCCGGAACGTTCTCCAGCTCGGCCCACGTTGGCTTGTACATCTGGCAGGGCCCGCACCAATCAGCGTGAACCAGAATGAAGGTGACCGGTCCTACGCTGATCAGCTTCTCCAGATCCTTGAGGTCGTCGGGGGAACGCACTGAGATATTGGCACTCTCCGCTTTTGCTGGACGACTGTTCTTACCAAATAGCCCTTGAATAGACGAGAGCATCTCTATCGATTAGTACGAAATTTAACTGCACCGGATCTGGCGGTACTTTTATAATGGTATTTTTCAGAGAGACGCCTAAGATGGCCAAAGCCCAGACTCGCCTGATCTATCTAGCAATTACTGCTGTTGCCGTAGTTATCTGCGGGATTGCTGCGTGGTATGCCACTATGTTTCAGTCATTCTTTGCAAAAGAGGCGTTCATTGGGACCCGTGAAGGGTTTGCTGGCGGTCTGAACTTCCTCAGCGACAACAAGGATAACGAGTGCCCTATTTCCGCCAAGCGTGAAGAAGACGGAAAGATCCACGTTCAACCTCAGAATCGGGCCTTTGACACAATGGCGGACTATGTTGCCTGGTTGAGCGGGCTGTCAGCGGCTGGTTCAATGTGTGTGCCACCCTATGTAGTGGGACCGCGTGAGGTAGAGATGACTTCCTCGGACCGCAACATAGGCATCTCGTCAAAGCAGACAGGAAACAAGTCTGGCAACGTGTTCACAAAGCAGGTCGAGGGTGAACAGACCTCTGCACAGACCCCTATCAATAAGGTTGACGACTACGAGTATACACGGATCTTCCAGAACGAGAACTCGCCGCGCGGTGAGATCTCCAAGACGGCGGTCAACTCTATGCTAGCCCAGAAGCAGTGGGACTGGGCACAGCTCCCGTTCAATTCAGACAAGAAGGCCGACGCCGAAAAGGAGTTTATCTCTGGACGCATGGACTCGGCTCAGCGCGATCCTAAGTCTGGTGTCTTCTTCCGCGGTGTCGAGGCGGCAGACGTCAATCCCCCTGACGTAGAGACGGTAGAGAGCAATGAGAAGGCCGGATTGAAGTCTTTTGATGCCAAGCCGGCTGAAAAACTACTCGAACACAACGTTGAGGACGTTGGTGAGATGGTGAGAAAGATGTATGCCAGCGACCCTGACTGGGAGCCCGTTGTGGAGAAGGTGGGTGAAAACGAGTACCGTGTGGCTGAATTGCGTCCAAAGGCCCGTAAGGAGCACTATGCAGGAGCCGAAGAGCCGACTATTGAGCGAGCGAAGGCAAACGGTCTTGTCTCGGCGGAGGTGGAGGTAGAGGGTGGTCGCCAGGACCCCTACTTCGATAAGAAGGGGGTACTTGACTACGGTAACGATCGTTTCTGGGAGTACAAGGACTTCAAGAAGTGGACACCTGGTCTTGACCGGATGTTTGCTCCAACCCTGGATACAACTAACTGGTTGTAACGTCTTGTACCGATTTAAGAACTCCCTTCTCCGAACGGAGTTCTTAACTCAACAGAACATCAGGTGCACCTGACTTCTGTTAGAATTTAGGATCAAGCAAGGCGTTAGCGATGTCTGATCACGAGTTTAGTGACCTACAGATTGACAAAACTGTGCCAATAAGAGGTTTCCCCAACCATGTCGAAATTACATTTAATTTCTTATGGACATCCGGTGCTGTGGAACAGTTATCTGTTCGAAAAATTTTGAATTATTGAAGAGGGACCGTCCAGACCTTGACATTGTCTGGAGGTGAATCTATGGTATAGAGGCCGGCAAAGTATGCTGCCTGAATCTCCTCCCTAGGAACGGAGTTCTTTGCATGACGTGCTATGTGTTTATAGAGATCGAAATCAGGGAACCGCTCTGAGTCATCGGGTTTACGCATAATAGACTTCCCTTCGTCATCCGTGAGCCACTTCCACAATATGTTGTAGAGCGGCGACTCTGTCTCGTAGGTGATACGACCACGCTCCTTTGCCATCACAACCTGCGGCTCCTTCGTTGGCGGCTGTTCAGGGTAGACTGCGTCGAACATAGAGACGGCCAATCTGCAGAGATCGAAGGAGGGGCTCGGATCCACACGAGGCTGCGTGTCGTCGTAATAAGGAGGGCAGTTGTACTGGTCCGCTGCGTCGTTATCTGGGGCGTACGAATCAGTGATCAAGAGGTCTTCACGGTTACTCAACCAGAAGGAGGCGCGACCGAAATCGATGATTTTCATGAGGCGACCGTACGTCGGCACTCTATAGAACTTGGTGCTGGTGGCACCGACTAATTTATAGTAGAGATAGGGTTCATCTGTGGTGGTCCACATGATATTATTTGTGTGTAGATCGTTGTGAACTAGTCCGTAATAGTACTGTGCAACCGTAAGAGCCGACATCACCTGCGTCAGCCACGCCGACCATCTGGCGTCCTTTGTCTTTGCCAGCTCCGTGTCCGTGCTCGTCTCCTCTATGTCTAACAGGGCGTCCATCGTCCCTTCGCAGCGTTCAAGAAGAGTGACCTGTACAGGGAAGTCCTCGAATTCGGCGTAATACTCGCACTGGTGCTGGCTGGAGGTCTCTGATTCGTCGTCCTCTGACTCGTCCTCGCATATGCTATTGTTGTCCAGTTTGACTATACGGACTGCTGGGGCGGCAACTACGGCCACTGGGGCCTCGTCATCTGTGCTGGGTGTCTCTGACTTGCATTCGTCAGACTCTGCATGCGACTTGCATTCGTCAGACTCTGCATGCGACTTGCATGCGTCGGACTCTGCGTGGGACTTCTCATCACCAAGACGATCGCAATCCAACATCGAATGAACAGAGCCGTCGTCGTCGTCGACCATCTCAACCGTGGGTCGTGACGGCTCCTCACCGACTACACGGATAGAGAAGAGTCCCGCCTCCTCGTTCTTCTTGAACCATTTCTCGTGGCGGAGTGTGGAGATCTCGCCTGTTATGTTGTACATATAACTCTGTGCACGGGCATTAAACGTGCCATAAAAACGGATCCAGTGGGGTGACATTTCGAGTTCCACTAGACGGGAGAGCGTAGCTCCACATAACGTATCAATATAGGCTTCATTGTATTCGGAATGGATTTTTGTGAGGGTGTTCTGCCAACCCTCTGCCTCCTGCGGTAAGGCCCCATCCGCAGGGAATCTATAGACCCCCTCCATTGCCTGGATGGGTTCCACAAGATGGACACGTTTAACAAATAGGGCAAGATCCTTCTCGGCCTCTTCGCCGAAGAGCTTCGCATGGAGATCTACAAAATAACTGGAGGATTCACCTGAGATAGTGAAGTGCTCAATAGGGCTATAGAGATTCTGGATCATGATGGATCCGTTGACCTTTTTCAGGGACGGAAGGTGTTCGTTTATATTACGAAACTCTACAAACTCGTTATCTAAATTCTCTTTCATATTGGTTTTCGATATTACGGGTAGAAGTTCCCGGGGAAGGAGCTTTACTCGTGGCAGCGGCGGCGGGAGGGGGGCTACCGTCCGCTTCTTCGGTGCAGGCCGTTCCTTCTTCTGAGGACGAGGCTTCATAGGCATTTTACTGATTGAGGCATCGGAAGACGTGTGGCTCTGTTGCCGCAGACGTGCGTTTTGTCCCATTTTTCAGTTTGATTGATAGAATTAAGTCGATGTCACAGCAACGAAACGAGATTGAACCCATTGGCCCGGGTGGTGCTCGCAAAGTCCAGAACCTGGCTCTTCGTAAGTTCGATATGACACGGATCAAGGACGACAAGGTGGTCGTATTTATCGGTAAACGAGATACTGGTAAATCATTCTTGATTCGCGACCTGCTCTTCTATCATCGGAGCCTTCCCATTGGAACGGTTATCAGCGGCACCGAAGCTGCTAATTCATTTTATAGTTCTGTTATTCCCCCCCTATTCATCCACGAAGAATTCAACCCGCTGATTATAGCGAATATTCTGAAGCGGCAGAAGACCCTTGCTGAGAAGATCAAGAAGGACCTTGAGAGTCGCGGGACCACGTCGGTCGACCCTCGCACGTTTATGATCATGGACGACTGTCTCTACGACGACAAGTGGACCCGCGACAAATTCGTGCGGTCCCTGTTTATGAACGGCCGCCACTGGAAGATCCTCTATATTATTGCATTGCAGTACTGCATGGGTATTCCACCGGTGTTGCGAACTAATATCGATTTCGTCTTTATATTACGTGAGAACATTGTGGCCAATCGTCGTAAGATCTATGAGCAGTTTGCCGGTATGTTTCCCGACTTCTCGGCGTTCAATCAGATCATGGACCAGTGTACAGAGAACTATGAGTGTATCGTGATCGACAACAATGCAAAGTCGAATCGTATAGAGGACCAGGTCTTCTGGTACAAGGCACAAGCACATCCCAATTTCAGGATTGGTGCACCCGAGTTCTGGGCACAGCGGCCGGAGCCGAAGGAGGACGGCGATGCCTACGATCCTAGCTCCTTTGGTAAGAACAGCAAGGGCCCACTGATCCAGGTTAAAAAGTACTGAATTAAGAGATGGGTCGCAAGATGAGAGGTGGTGAAAACGCCGGTGCTGCACCGCCCGCACCTGCTGTTCCAGGTGTACCCGTGCTGAGACATGCAGGCACGGGGCAGCCTGACTCAAATACCACAAATGTAGGCAATAATGCCTCTGTCTCCTCGAAGGGGACTGGATCCTCGGGTCTGACCTCTGGTCCCTATGCCAACCTGGGTGCCGAGGTTGTCAATAGTAACGGATACGACATACTGCGCTTCAATATGGCCCCGACGGCCTCCGTCATCACGAATCAGGACACGGTCTCATACATGGATGGTGGTCTCAGCACGGGTGCTACCACGGGGACAGGAGGTCTATTTGCTGCCTTCTTTCGTGGTATAGCCGGTAGCAGTGTTCTTCAGAACTCGGTAGTCAATCCGACTTCTAACACCCTCAAGATGGTCTTGTCACCCATGCTGCAGGGCTCAATTATACAAGTGGATATTCAGGCGGGCGAGACCTGGCGATTTGCCGATAAGGCTTTTATTGCCGCCACGCCCAATCTGGCTGTGAGCGGTAATATCAATATCTTCAGCAACTTTCGCATGATGTTTGTTGGCGAAAACCTCACTTATACGACCGTCTCGGCGTCCCAGGGGACGGCGGGGACAGTCTGGGTCTCGTCTTATGGTGCAATAGAGAAGCACGAGATCAATATGGGCACGGGTTCCACTGTTCCGCTCTTCATCAACAACGGGTGCTTTCTAGGGATGTTGGACAACGATGGAGCCATCAACTTCTGGAACGACTATGTGTCCGTCGGTACCGCAAATGGGTTCTTTTCGGCGATGTTCACTCAGCTCGGATGGATGATGAAGATCCAGGATACGACGCCCCCTCGCCGACCGGGTCCTGTCAAGGTGACTGTACTGACACAGAGTCTGAACCCGCATAATTTGGAGAAGTACATTGCGAACATCGCTCGTAAGACGATGGAGAGTATGCGACAGCCGTCATCCAGTGGTTTCCTCACATCCGGTGTGGGCCCGCATGCAAATCCCAGTGTACTGGGTATAGCTACTGCCGGTCTTGCAGGGGCGGCACCAGCGGCCTTTGGTCCTGCAGCGATGACATCCGTAATCCCTGGTGTCAATGTTAGCTCGCCGGCTATACCGCAACCACAGCCTGCCGTGAACACGTTGCAACAGACTATGAACACATCTGAGCCGGTGGTGAACACGCAGCCAGTGATGAACACGTCTTATACGAATAACTCCGAACAACGAGGGACATCCGGTGGTGGTACACGGAGACACCGCTCTAAGAGACGTAAGACTCTTAAGCGTTAACACTGACTTTAGACCAACGAACATTTTAAACCGGCACTTTTACACGCTCATTAGTCTAAAATAATCATATTTAAGCCATTGGTCCGTCATTATCGCCAATAACAAGTCCAGTTCCATTGGAATGGAATGTAACAGACCGAATCGTTTGTGAGCGTTCGCGTTTCTGAAAATGAGTAGCACGTTTTCCTGAAGAGGACATTCCTACAATTTTTCTCCAATCGCGAACATCTGTAATTTCACCAATTACTTCAATATCGCGATACAGTCCAAAAAAGGGCTCAAGAATATAATCATTATCAAGGGCATATGAAATCCCATCTATCAAACTATCCTTGTCTCCTCCTTCATAAGGTGCTTTTAGGGTAAATCCTACAATCCCTGACCCATATTCCGCAGGGGTTTTATAGTGCTCTTCAGGATTTAATATCATATAAATAGGATCAATTTGCCCTCTTTTTACCTCTGATGTAATGCGCACAAGTAAGGCACACTCAGAGTATGCACACACCACAATATCACCTACCTGTAATTCCATTCCTAACTTTGCTTTATCAGGAGCATTTTCATTTGTTATAGAATAGCCATGAGCAAAGGGAAGATGAAGTTTCTTTGAATGCAGTGTTATGAAAGGAGTGTACGTATTGGTTTTCCAAGGATTTTGACGCACAAAGGCTACGGATGTATAAGTAGCCTGAGACACATCTTCAGTAGGAATCATATAAGGAATTTCATTGTAATCAATATCACCGATCTCATTATTTTCGGCATATTCCATAATAACTGGTATAATATATGAAAAATCTTTTTAAGCCGTGTGCATTTCTAACTGGCAGTTACTCACTAAAAATTAAAACGCCAAGACTGATTTAGGTTAGTGCCAGTTTGAAATGTTCAGTGGTCTAAATGTGGTATTTTACAGATAATATAACTGTCTGTAGAATAGAGCGATGGGTAACCTATTAGCTACAAATAACTGGAGCGAAGTTGATGCACCCGATACCAAAAATTCGGCTGGTGAAGGCCACAATGAGGAGGCTAATGGGAAGGTGAACGGTAATGAGAAGGCTAACGGTGAAGGCCACAACGGTGAGGGGCACAATGAGAAGGTGAACGGTGAGGGGCACAATGAGAAGGTGAACGGTGAGGGGCACAACGGGAAGACCAACGGGAAGACCAACGGTGAGGGGCACAACGGGAAGACCAACGGGAAGACCAACGGTGAGGGGCACAACGAGAAGGTGAACGGTGAAGGCCACAACGAGAAGGTGAACGGTGAGGGGCACAATGAGAAGACCAACGGTGAGGGGCACAACGGGAAGACCAACGGTGACGGGCACAATGAGAAGGCTAATGGTGAGGGGCACAATGAGAAGGCTAATGGTGAGGGGCACAATGTGAAGGCTAATGGTGAGGGGCACAATGTGAAGGCTAATGGTGAGGGGCACAACGGGAAGACCAACGGTGACGGGCACAACGGGAAGACCAACGGTGACGGGCACAAC